GCAACCAACGGTGCAAGAATTGAATGGCTAAACAGTTTTGTTTACTTTGCTGATAAAGCAATCGTAGGTGAAAACGGTGCTAACGGATTAAAAGGTACAGGTAGTACAAAAACTAAGTTAAGCGGACTAGTCGGTACTCCTGCTGTTGGAAATACATTTCAATATGTTGATTCTAATGGAGCAACTGTAAGTGCAACTGTAAATGAAGTTGACGGAAATTACATCTATCTAAATGGAAATGTTTCAGGCATAGAAACAAAGTATCAGCGTACAGGAAAAACAATTTTAGCCAACGGTGACGCTCAACTCGATACAACGATTAAGAAATTTGGAACCGGAAGTTTAATGCTAGACGGTACTGGCGACAGTGCTTCTACTGCTAGTGATACAGATTTCGGCTTTGGTACTGGACAATTTACTATCGAAGGTTGGTTCTATGCTAACATAGGCGGATTTACAGGAATACGAGGATTAGTTGACTTTAGAGCAGGTACAGGAACAGATACAGGCTTATATTTGTATACCGATAACGGAGTTACTAAAGTTTATTATAATGGCGCAGAAATATTATCAGACAGCGGGTCATTAGCAGTCGAAACATGGCACCATATTAGTGTAACACGTTCAGCAACGACAATCAATCTTTATGTTAACGGAACTAGAGTTGACAGTGATAATGCATTCGGTTCAGATTTAGGAAGTACTAAGCCAATTGTTATTGGTGCAAGATATGATAGTTCAGCAGAAGAGTTTAGCGGTTATATAGATGATGTTAGAATTTCTTCTACTGCTAGATACACATTAGGAAGTTATGTTTTACCATTAGGTGAAGTCGCAAACGATATTAATACTGTTTTACTTTTAAGATTTAACGGTGCAGACAGTTCAAATACATTTGAAGATGAGACACAGGTAATACAAGAAATATCATTTAGTAGTGGTGCATATGCTACAGCAATTGAACTTGCAGACTTTTCAGACTTTGGTTGTGAAATTCGTTCAATTGGTAGTGCGTGTGTATATGGTAATTACGGAATATATGGCGACGGTAATGGTGTTGTTATGTATCTTATCTCACAAAACCTTGCTTACATTGGTAACGGCAAAGAAGTAGATAACGATCCGACAACAGTAATACAAAGTCAAGAAGTTACAGAATTAAATAGTGCTCAAGTTTATTATAGTTCAGTAGATCACAAAGGTGATTTTAGAGTAGGAAATATTTTCCATGTTAATCAAGCAGATGGTACTGTAAACTTTACTAATGCAAACTTTAACATTGACACTTTACAAAGTGTAAGATTTAGTACAGGGTCGTCAACAACAATTATCAATGGAGATAACGTACAAACTGGTGATATTAGATTAAGTGGCAACACTGTTGAAAGTTTAAGTGGAGATTTAAACTTAGATTCATCTAATGGTATTATTAACTTTGCTGACAATGTTAATATTACAGGTAATCTTGATGTAACTGGTGATGTTACTATTGGCGGAAACATTACACTTGGTGACGAATCAACTGATAGTATTGAAATTGTTGCAGGAATTTCAAGCAACTTAGTTCCAAGTCAAGATGGCGCATTTACATTAGGTACTATTACAAACAGTTGGAAAGATTTATATGCTGGCGAAGCACAAATTGATGACATTAATATTAATACTAATGTTATTCAAACAACAAATACAAACCAAGATTTAGAATTACGTGCAAGCGGTACTGGTAGCATTACAATTGACGACTTAGCATTTAAAACAAATATTATTTCAGCAAATACTGATATTATTTTAGAACCAGGCAGTGAAAGAGTTGATATTAACTCAACTGGTAGTTTAACAATTCCAAGAGGAACAACAGCAGAACGTCCAGGTAGTGCAACAGTTGGTATGTTACGTTATAACACTGATACCGATGTGTTTGAAGGATATGATGGACAATGGATTACACTAAATGGTGTAAGAGATGTGGACCAAGATACTTACATTTTAGCAGAAGCAACTCCAGGCGCAGATGATGATACTTTATATTTTTATGCTGGTGGACAATTAGTAGCAGATGTAAATACTACTAGATTTAATGTTGCTAAACTAGCAGTTGACGACATTGAAATTGAAGGAAATACTGTAAGAGCAGTTACAACTAACTCAGATCTTAATTTAAGAGCCAACGGAACAGGACGAGTTGTTGTAGAGAATTTTGGTTTCAATCAAAATTCGATAACTAATACTGTACCCGGCGCAATTACTACACTTGCCCAAACCGGACAAGGTTACTTTAAAATTGAAGGTACAGGCGGATTTGTTATTCCAGTAGGTGATTTGTCAAACAGACATCCAACACCAGAAACAGGAATGATGAGATTTAATACTGATGACGACAGGGTTGAGATTTATGATCCTACTGGAATTTGGGTATCAGTAGCAGGTAGTTCGGGTGCTGTATCAGCACAAGATGCAGAAGAAATTGCAATTAAAATGGCAGTTACGATAGGATAATAAAATGGCAACGTTTTTTAAAAATAAAGTAGAAAAAAGTATAGGAACAGTAAGAGTACCAGTTTACGAAGCACCACCAAGTGCAAGAGCAACTGTTATTGGATTAAGTTTGGCAAACTTAACATCATCTGTTGTAAGTGCTAGTGTATTAATTGCTGACGATACATCTGTAGTAGGTTATTACTTGAAAGATGTATTAGTTCCACCTAATTCAACATTAAAAGTTTTAAATGGTGGTGAAAAAATTATTTTAGGTTCAACAAACATATTATATGTTGAATCAGATATTAACGACAGTTTAGACTGCGTAATGAGTTTTGTGGAGATAGTGTAATATGTCACAATGGTACACAGGTCAGAGTATTACAGAAACTATTGAAGATAATCTTGGAGAGAGATATTTTTATGGGTTACGTAGAACCGATGCCGGTGAATTATTTTTAGGAAAACTAGATCAATTAAGTTTGAATGATACTATTCAAATTAATAAAGAAGGTGATCCAGTAGACAACTATACAGACTTTGACGAAGGCGGAGAATTTTTTGAAGGTAGAGATTCTGCACATAACTTAACATATAAGAATTTAAATTACGAACAGTTCCGTTGGGACGATGCTAATTTATTTTATTATGTAAATGACGAAGGTGAACTAGTTGTAAGAATTAACCAAGGTCCAAATGAAGGTGCAATACAGTATGCCGGTGATGCAATTACTATTACAGATAGTGATAAAGAATGGGATAATACTAACCTTACAATGGACAATAACAATATTACATATGATCAAACATAGGAGCGGTAGGAGCAAGATATGACAAAACAAGTAGTTAACGTAGGGGTTCTTCCAAATGATGGACAAGGTGACAATCTTAGAGCCGGCGCTACAAAAATTAATAATAACTTTACAGAGTTATACACAGCATTAGGCGATGGTGACCAATTAACGGTAGTTGTCAATAATGTTTTAAACTCTTTTCCTCCAACATCAGATGGTAGTAATAAGATTACATTCTTGTTTGATGAATATTCCGATCTTCCTAATCCTACTACATATGACGGAATGTTAGCGAAGGTCACTGCTGATGCTTGTGTTTATTATGCTCATGACAATTCTTGGAGAAAAGTACTTGACCAATCTTCAACACTAGACCAATTATCAGACATTGCTTCAGCAACACCAAGTGATGGCCAAGCATTAGTTTGGAACGCTTCTAATAATGAATGGGCTCCTGGCAATGTAGCAACTGAAGGTGGTTCTAGTGCATTTACAGCATTAACAGATACGCCCGGCGCATACACTGGCTCAAACGGAAGATTACTTAGAGTAAACAGTGCAGGTGACGGTTTAGAATTTAGTAGTGCAATTACATCGGCTGAAGTTGCAACAATTCCAGTTGGAGCATTAAGTAACGTATCAAGTTCTGCTCCTGGAACAGGTGATGTACTTAAATGGGATGGTGCTCAGTGGGCTCCTGGCGCTGACATTGCATCAGGCGGTTCAGGTCTTGACGCTGACACACTTGACGGATTTGATAGTGCATACTTTTTAGATTATACGAACTTTACAAACACTCCAACATTATTTGGCGGTGCCTTTACAAATTTAACAGATACTCCTAGTGCATTTACTGGCGCGGCAAACAGATTCGTTAAAGTTAATTCTGCAGGAGATGGATTAGAATTTGTTGTTGATCAGTCAACAGATCAAAACTTATGGGAAACTATTGCGGCTGATACAGGTTCAACATCTGCTAGTACATTAACAGATACATTAACAATCGCTGGTGGAACTGATATTGCAACTGAAATTACTGACGGCACTCTTACAATTAATTTTAATGGAGCGTTGGGCGCACAAGCACTTAATGAATTGTCAGACGTTAGTACAGCAAACGCAGTTATTGGCGCGGCAGTTGCATATAATGGAACAAGTTGGGCTCCACAAAACGGAGCAAGCATTACTTGGACAATTGGTGCTAATGGAACTTCAGATTATACATTTACTGGACCAGGATTTCCAACAACAACTAATGATCCAGCACTATACTTAATGCGTGGAATGACATATTACTTTGTAAACAACAGTGGTGGTAGTCATCCATTTGAAATTAGAGTAGCAGATGGCGGTGTAGCATATAGTTCAGGAGTTGCAAATAATAATGCATCAACTGGAGTTATTACATTCACAGTACCAATGAATGCTCCAGCAACATTGTATTACCAATGTTCAGCGCATAGTAACATGGGGAATACAATTAATATTGTAAGTTAAGGAATAGATTATGGCAAGTTTTTATCAAGGTACAGAAGTAGGAACACTATTAAAAACAGTAAAAGGAAGTAGATACTTTTACGGTTTACGTAGAACACAAGATGGCGATCTATACTTGGTAAAATCAGACCAAATGAAAAGCAGTGACGGCGTACAATTAAATAAACCAGGCGATCCAACAGAAAATTATCCAGATTTTCAAAGAGGAATTGAATTTTTTGAAGGACGAGACGAAGAGCATAATACATCATATGACAACCTGCGCTATGAACAGTTTAGGTGGGATGATAGAAATTTAGTATATTATGTGGATGACGAAGGAAACTTAGTTGTTAGAATTAACCAAGAATACGATTTTCCAGATGGGGTATCTCCATAATGGTTAAATACAAGTAATATTAGGAAAGAAAGCAAATGGCTGAATTTAAAATTGATAGAATCCGATTTAGATGGACCGGACCGTGGCAGACTAGTAAACAATATATTAAAGACGATATTGTAAGTTACGGTGGTAAAACATTTGTATGTTTAAATGGACATACATCGGATCCAGATTTTTATATTGATTACTTAAATCAAGAAATTCCCAAATGGACACAGATGACAGATGGTTATCAGTGGGTTCAAGATTGGGTTCCTAATAGGTATTACAAAGTTAATGACATTGTTAAGTACGGCGGCGAATTATATTCTTGTATTGTAGGACACGATTCAACTGAGTACGAAGCACCTGATACTATTACAACTATTAATGTTACAGTTGGTTACGACACAGGAAGATATACAACAACAGGATACGCAAAAAGTTCAACGGGCTCAATTTACTTAAACAACTTTGAAAGAAACGTTATTACTTTCCAAAAAGGTAGTACATATACGTTTTCACAAACAGACACAACAAATGTCACGTTCGGTGGTCAAGAACACCCGCTTGCATTTAGTAAATATGAAGATGGTGCAAACCAAGATACTCCACTAGTTGATTATTACACAGATGGATTTACATTTTATTTAGACGGAACTGAAGTTACCGACTCTACTTATGTTGCAAATTTTGCAGAAGCAAGTTCAAGAGAAATTCGTTGGACAGTTCCACAAAATGCTCCAGACAAGTTATATTACTTTGATAGAACTGTAAACAGTTTAGACAAAGGTTCTTATATTAATGTACAAGAACCAGCAGTAATAGGCGCTAATGATTTTGGTAACTGGAGATTACAAGTTTCAGGACATAACTGGCGTTACGAATGGCAACCTCAAGTAATTTACAGAATTGGAGATGTTGTAAAATATAACGGTATTGTTTATCGTTGTACATTAGAGCATACATCATCTACAACAATTTCAGGATTAGAACTTGACCAACCTAAATGGCAAACAGTAACTAGATCAGACGACTGGAAAGATATTTGGACACCGAGAACACGATATAGAAAAGATGATATTGTTCGTTACGGTGGTATTGTTTATCGTTGCTTAACTGGACATCTTAGTTCAAACAATGACGGACTAGGACTCGAAGAAGATTCATCTGAATGGGAAATTTTAATTAGTGGTATTGAGTACAAAGGACATTGGATTCCAAGTTCTGAATTAAGTATTGATAGTCTTACAGGTGGTATTGTAACAGTTCAAAGTCATATTTTCCAAACCGGTGATATGGTTGAATATTCAAGCGAAGGTACTGTAGCATCAGGATTAACTGACAATACATTTTACTACGTAAGATTAGTCGATGGCAATAATATAACTCTACACTTTAGAAAAAATGATGCTCTTGCAGACAGAAATCCTATTAATGTAGAAGGTGGTACTGGTAATCAAATTCTTATTAAACATGAGAGATATAAGGTAGGCGATATTGTTCGATTTGGTCCAAGTATTTGGCGTTGTAACACAGGACACAATTCTTCTATAACATTTGCTGAAAGTTTCTTTGATATCTGGTTACCAGGATATGAATATGAGTTACAATGGAATGAACAAGAAGTTTATCAGCCAGGAGATATTGTTAAGTACGGCGGATATAGTTATACTTCATTAACTATTAATACTAACAGTGTTCCAAGTGTTAATGGTATTACACAAGATACTGGAGATTGGGAACTTACTACTCAAGGTTATAGAATGGGTGGTCAGTATAATCAAAATCCAGACGATCAGGAAATTGCTTCTTATTGGGATATTAATACCAACTATAGAACCGGCGATGTTGTAAGATTTGGTGGCTGGCTATATGTTGCATTAAGAGATAGCCAAGGTAGTGAACCTGATGATGAATTAACAACAGTCAATGTTGCTATTACAGTAGGTGATCCAGGAAGTGGAAACAAATATTATGTTGACGGTGTAGAACAAGGTAATCTTACTTTAGTAGAAGGAAACACATACAAATTTGATCAAAGCGATAGTTCAAACTTAACACACCCGTTGTACCTAAGCACATCAGTTGATGGTTTCTGGGATGGAGGCCAATATAACTTCTTAGATAATGGTGTAACTTACTGGTTAGACGGTATTCAAGTTGCAGATGCGACAGCATATGATTCAGGGTTTGCGGCGGCAACTGAGAGATATGTTCAATACATTGTACCAAGAGATGCATATAAAGAAAACTATCTAGTTTGTTATAATCACTCTGGAATGTATAATGGTACATTAACTACAATTTATTCAAACAACTATTGGCAGACACTAATTGACGGAGATAGATTTAGAGGAAACTGGCAAGAAACTTTTTTAGTTAATGCGGCTCCAGTAGCAAATAATTATTTCTTAGGTGATATTGTTACATATAACGGAACACTATATCGTTGTATTAAAAGACACACTGCATCGCAATCAGCATCAAGACCAGATCTTGATATAGAATACACACAAGAAAATTTCTGGCAAACAGTAATTGAAGGCGGAAATTCTAACGTTCTTCAATACAGAGGTGATGTAAGAACATACACTTCTGAAGAAGCAAATTTAAATATTGGTAATCCAGGTGATGCAATCAAAGTTCTACCAAGTAAAGACACTACTTGGGAGTCATTAGAAGAATCAAAAAATGTATTTTATGTTTCACCAGACGGCCAAGATATATCAGGTGCTGGTACAGGATTGACAAAAACAAATCCATTTAAGTCAGTTAAATTTGCGTGTAATTATATTTTTGAAGATCAAGGATTAAGAACACCTGCAACAATTATAGTTGCTACAGGACGTTATGAAGAAATTTGTCCAATCAGTGTTCCGGCAAATGTTGCTATTGTTGGCGATGAATTACGTTCAACTCATATATCACCGACACCAGAAACAAAAGATGAAGATATGTTCCGTGTAAGAAACGGCTGTGGTCTTAGAAATATGACACTATCAGGTCTCGAAGGTGAACTTACAGATCCAGATGAATTTTTATTTAAACGTGTATCTCCAGGAAACGCATTCGTAGCACTTGATCCAGGTACAGGACCAGATGACGAGACTGTATGGATTACAACTAAATCGACATATGTACAAAACGTTTCAACGTTTGGTAAGCAGTGTGTTGGTATGAAGGTTGATGGAGATTTACACAACGGTGGTAACAAATCTATTGTTGCTAACGACTTTACACAAATTATTCAAGATGGTATTGGTTACTGGTGTAATGCAGATGGCTTATCAGAACTTGTATCAGTGTTTACGTATTACTGTTACATTGGTTACTTGTGTACAAACGGTGGTAAAGTACGTGCAACAAACGGTAATAACTCTTATGGTGAATATGGTTCTGTTGCAATCGGATATAACTTTAATGAAACACCAATTACTGCTAAAGTAGACAACTATTCTAAAGAAGCAGAAGTAGGAAAAGTTTACAATGATGAAAATCAGTTATTTGCTGTAGGTTATACTAACACAGGTAATCATTATACTGGTGCTGAAGTATCCGTAACAGGTTCAGGTGAAGGTGCGTCTGGTAGAATTACAGAAATTAGAAACGGATCAGTTACTGAAATTAGAATTTTAGATCCAGGCGATTCTTCAAGAGCAGGCGGCTATAATTATACCTATGCTAATAACAGAGCACAAGGCGGTGATGAAACTTATATTCAAATTGCTAACCAAGATGTTAACAATGAAGACTTTTATCGTAATAAACAAATTACGATTGTTGAAGGTGAAGGCCGAGGACAGTATGCTTACATTGATACATACGATTGGCTAAATGGTGGTGTATTAAATGTGCAAGTAAACAGTGCGCCAGATGTATTATTATCTCCAGGAACTTATACTGATGTTAAAGGAACTAGTAGTAATACAGATGCAGTTGAACCAACATTTACAATTGATATTGACGGTTCTGGTGTAGCAACAGTAACAGCAATTACAGAATTAGGTCAAGGTAATAAAGGCGGAGATATTATTACAATTTTACCAACACTGATTGGTAACTCAGGAAGTAGTGTTATAGTTGAAATTTTAGCAGTAACACCAGGTAGTAAAGATGTTACAGTTAAACGACCAGTTGATAATCAGCCAGGATGGCAACATTATCTTCCAGGTCAACCAATTGCTACTGTACTTGACGAAACAACTAGATATGAGATTACTCCAAGATTAGTTTTTGATCTTCCACCGTATTCACAAAACAGTGCATCACTTCCAGCAGGCGTAATTAAAGACACTTGTTCTAAATTAATAAGCGGTAACAATATTACTGTTATTGTAGGAACAAATTTAATTGCAAGAACAACTGACGGAACTACATTTAATGATGCAACTTCGTATACTGATTTAAATTATGTTAGCGTAGCACAAACATTAAATGGCTTTATTGCTATCGATGGTAATGGTAGAATTAAAATATCTGCAGATGGAAACAGTTGGGGAGATTCAACTGGTAATTTACTAAGTTATGGATTGACATTTACTAAAATAGCATACGGAACTGACTACGATGGTAATAATATTAACATTGCTATTGCTGATTCAACTACAAACATTTATAAATCAGCAGATGGCGGAAATAACTGGACTCAAGTTAATGCTGGAGTAAGTAACGCAAAATGGATTGCTTATGGTAACGGTAAATGGATTGCTGTAAACGAATCCGGTGATACTTGGGAAAGTGTCGACAACGGAGATACATGGACATCGGGTACTAATATTGGCGATGTGCAACACGATGTTGCTGATTTCTGTTTTGGTAACGGACGTTTCCTTGCATCATGTTATGATTCACCAAATGATTTATCAACAGTTAACAACAAATTCTTTTACAGTTTTACAGATAAAGTAACAGACGCAAGTTCTACAGTTTGGATTGCTGGCAACGAAACTGGGGTTGCAGATAATATCTTTATTAATTATTGTCAAGGTACATTCCTTGGAATTACAGAAAGCGGAAGTATTGTTCAATCAGATGACGGAGTATTTTGGACTGATAAAACAACTGCCGGCGGCACATACGTTGGTATGGGTTATGGTGTAACCGACGATGGTCCAATATTTTATCCATACACAGCAGATACCGTTTCATCAATTGAAACAATTAAAACTGGTGCAACAGCAAGAGCAACTTGTAAGATTGATGGAAGTAGAATCACAGAGTTTTACATTCAAGAACCAGGAAGTGGATACGGTCAAAATCCTCCAACATTATCAATAATTGATCCTGATGCAACTACTAATGTAAACTATGACGTTAGAATGAAAAACGGAACAGTTGGCCAAATTGAGTTTACAAATAGAGGAACAGGATACATTAATATTGGAGTTACAATTACTGGTGACGGTTATGCAGATTTGTATCAATTAGGAACAAGTTTAGTTGTTAAAAACTTAACACGTGAACCAGGACCTGGTGATAACTTGTACATTGACGAAATTAATGATCAGTTTTATGCTGTTCAAGGTGTAAAAGATTTAACTGGTACAGAAGGTAATTTCGAAGCAACATTAACTATTAGTCCAAGTTTAGATAGAGCAGAATCACCAGAACACGAAACTAATTTAACTATTAGACAACAATATTCACAGGTACGTCTAACAGGACACGACTTCTTAGAAATTGGTAAAGGTAACTTATATACTTCGCAGTATCCATTGTTAACACCGATTGAAGGATATGATATACGAGAGTTCCAAGAAACTGATAATGCAGGCGGTGGACGAGTATTCTATACTTCAACTGACCAAGATGGTAACTTTAGAGTTGGTGAATTGTTTAAAGTTGAGCAAGCAACAGGTATTGTTTCATTAAATGCTTCATATTTTGAATTAGATGGTCTAAGCGAACTACGTTTAGGTGGTGTTACACTTGGTGGAACTAACGCAGTTATTAGAGAATTCAGTACAGATCCGACATTTGCGGCAAATAGTAACGAAATTATACCAACACAACGAGCAATCGCTGGATATGTTGACAGTAGAATTAGCGGTGGTGGTACAAACGTTAACGTAAACGCTGTAATTTCAGGTGAAGTTAGAATACAAGGAAGAAGAATTAGTTCAGATGCAAACAGAAAAATTAATATTAATACGCAAATGAATTTCCGCAAACCAGTAGACGGTGATATGGCGGCAATGGCATATTTTGCAGGTGGAACTAACTTCGGATTAATAGATGAGGGAGATGCTCCAACCCCGCAGGAGATGGGAGCAGGGAAATAATAGATATGATAAATAGTATTAACACATTGTTAGGAAGCAAAAATGGCTGAGTTTAAACTAGGTAGAATTAGATTTATTTGGAAAGGTGCATGGACATCTTCTAAAGAATATTATAAAGATGACGTTGTAAGATACGGCGGACGTACATATATCGTTAATACAGGCCATATTAGTTCTAACGCTTTTACAACAGACATTTCAAACTTTGACTTATTAGCAGACGGTACTGAATGGAAGGGCGATTGGGCACTTTCAACAGTCTTTAAACCTAATGATATTGTCAAGTACGGCGGGTTACTATACATTTGTAATACAGGCCATACATCAGCATCAACTGAAACAGATGGATTAGAATTAGATCAAACTAAATGGGATCTATTTTCAGAAGGCTTTAACTGGCAAGGTGCTTGGGGAGTTGCTACTCGTTACAAAATTAATGATGTTGTACGCTATGGCGGCGTTATGTATTTGTGTACTCAAGAACATACATCAGCCGCTGATGTTACAGATGGCTTAGAATTAGATGAAACTAAATGGGATGTTTTTGCACACGGACAAAATTGGCAGAATGTGTGGACTGCAACATCACGTTATACAGCAGGTGACGTTGTACGTTATGGCGGTCAAGTATATATTTGTAATACAGGACACACTGCCGCGGCAACTGATGCATTAGGCTTAGAAGCCGATCAAGCAAAGTGGGATTATGTACACAAAGGTATTGTATACTTAGGTAACTGGACTGCGTCAACACGTTATAAAAATAATGATGTTGTTAAGTATGGTTCGGATATCTGGATTTGTACAACATATCATACATCGGGTGCAACACTTGCGGCTGATGAAAGCAACTGGGCAATTTTTGTACCAGGATTAGAATTTGAAGATAGTTGGCAGAACAATGTAAACTATCAGCCAGGCGATGTTGTAACCTATGGTGGTTATTCTTACATATCAATTACAAACAACTTTAATCAAGTTCCTTTTAATAATGGAACTGAATGGGATTTATTTACAACAGGATTTACATTCCGCGGCGACTATGACAACAACTATGCATACAAGATTGGCGATGTTATTCGTTTAGGCGGTTGGACTTATATTGCACTTGCTGACGGAACAGGTAATAGACCACCGGATGCAGTTTACTGGGATAAACTTAACGAAGGTTTATATTGGAAAGGTGCATGGGTTGACAATGTTTACTACGACAAAGGTGATGTTGTTAGAGGCATTAACGATGTTAACTCTTATGTTTGTATTGCGCCACATACATCAGAAGAAGTTGGTGCAGGACAAAATAGACCAGACCAAGATACTAATGGTAACTATTGGAATTTATTATCAGGCGGCGCTGAAGTTGGTAACTTAACAACACGTGGTGACCTTGTTTACTACAGTGGAGCAGGACCAACAAGATTACCAATTGGTTCTCCAGGTCAAGTATTAAAAGTTAACTCATCAGGAACTGATCCAGAATGGGCATACTTTGGACAATTAGACGCTGTTTATTATACATCACCAAACGGTGAAGATTTAAACGTTCCGGCGGCTGGTGTTACACTTGATAAACCTTTTAAAACTGTAAATTTTGGTTTACAACAAATTGAAAAAGGCGCAAGAAAACCATATGCAACTCAATTGTTAAAAAGAAATAAAGCATTTATTCAAGATGAAACTTTAAGTTGGGTTGACACACAAGTAATTAATTCAAGTGCTCCGTTTACAGGTTCATTTACATACACTGCGGCAAACTGGCGTAGAGACATAGGTACATTTGTTGATGCACTTGTTTGGGATTTATCACATGGTGGTAATAGAATGACTAGACAAGAAACTCTAGCATACTTTGATAGTGCGGCTGATCAGTATTATGTATCTAATGATGGTATTACTGCTGAATTCTCAGCGGCACTAACATTTGTTACTACATTAATTGATGATGTTATTACACAAGATACACCAGCAACTGATTATCAGGTTTTAAGAAGTGTTGCCAATCCAACATTACAAATTACAGATTCTTCTATAGTTGAAGAGCCAGAAGCACAAGCAATTTTAGTAAACTTAAGAACGATTGCATCAGCGGCACTAACAGCAGGAAACACTAATAGTGTTCCAGCAGAGATTGTTGCTAACGACACGCTGTTTATGAAAACAGGTACATTTACTGAAGTATTACCAATGGTAATCCCAGAAAGTTGTGCAGTAGTTGGAGACGAACTACGTTCTTCAAAAGTTTCACCTGCAGGTTCATTAGTTGATTCAAGTGATACTCCATACTCACTAGCAGGCATTACTCATATGGCTAGTATTATTGATGACATTATTACAAACACACCAATTACAAAAGCAACTAATAATCCGTTAGATCAAGATGTTGCTTTACCGGCAGGCTCAGGCGCGGCAGGAACAGAAGCGGCGGCGATTGCTACAGACATTAAGAATAAAATTGATTTTGCTATTAATGCAGTTGGAAGTGATGTTGCACAATCAGGAGTAAACACTCCGGTTAAAACAGCAGGATATACTGACGCTGTTTTAAGACTAGAAGAAAATAAAGAGTTTATTGCTGAAGATGTTACAAACTATATCATTAATACATATCCAGGATATGTAGATTTTGATGCGGCAAAACAAGCATCATGTAAAAGAGATGTTCGTAGATATATTGAAGCAATTCAAAATGACTTAATTTATACAGGACGTTATAGAGCACTAAGAGCGGCAGAACAATATATTAATGCTGTAGGTGGTTCAACTGACAAACATATGTTCTTTGTACGTAATGGTACAGGTTTAAGAAACTGTACACTTATTGGATTAACTGGAACACTAAGCAGTCCTAATCTTTATGGAACAAGACGTCCAACAGCAGGGGCTTATGTTTCACTTGATCCAGGCTGGGGTCCAGCACATACAGAAGTATGGGTTAAAAATAAATCATGTTATGTACAAAACGTAACTACATTTGGTACTGCTTGTATTGGATTAAAAATTGACGGCGATTTACACGCAGGTGGTAACGATTCTGTTGTTGCTAACGACTTTACACAGGTACTAAGTGATGGTATTGGTGTATGGTGTACTAACTTAGGTAGAACAGAACTTGTTTCGGTGTTCTCATACTATGGACACATTGGTTACCTAGCAGAGAACGGTGGTAAGATTCGTGCTACAAACGGTAACTCATCATACGGTACATTTGGTTGTGTTGCTGAAGGTGTTGATGCAACTGAAGTTCCAATTATTGCTTACGTAGATAATAAAGCACAACAAGCAGTTGTTAGTAATATTTTAACAGATGGTGATAGAATTTTAGCACTTGAGTATACTAACGCTGGTAGAGAATATGATCTAAATGGCGGTAACGCAGTTATTTCAATCGGTGGAGACGGATTTGGTTTAGGAACTGTTACTCCAGTAACAAGAACCGCAGGTGTTATGGAAGTAAGACTTCTTAATACTAACGATGAATATGGCGGAGACGATTACTTAACAGTTGGAAACGCGGCACAGATTGGTAATGCAACAAGCATTACAATTTCAAATACTGATACAAATTCATCAGGTGCATTAGCAGGAATGGCAATTTGGATTGAAGCAGGATTAGGTGCAGGCCAGTATGCATACATTGATACATACAACGCAGGTACAAAACAAGCAACAGTAAGAAAATATTCAGATGGTTCTCCAGGTTGGGATCATATTTTAGGTGAGCCAATTTTAAGTTTACTTGACAGTACAACAACTTATCAAATTGAACCAAGAATTGAATTTTCAACTCCGGCTGGAGACGGTTCAAGTACATCTATTAGAGCATTAGGTAGAGTTAGAGTTGCTGATAGTAAAATTGCAGAAGTTAAAATTATTGAACCAGGACAAGGTTACGATGAAAATATAACATTTACTATTACAGATCCAAACAATACATTAGATGCTCCACTACAAGTTAGAATTGCAGACGGAGTACTTGCACAGCCAACATTTGCTGGAGCAACAAACGCTGGTAGAGGTAGCGGATTTGAAACTGCTACTGCAACTATTACTGCTTTACAACAAGAAGTTTTAGTAACAGGCATAACACAAGCAAGTCCAGCAGTTGTTAATGTTTCGTTAGGACACGGTATTACTATTGATGGCACAAAAGTTAATATTAGTGAAGTATTAGGTATGGTTAAATTCTTTGACCCAACTGACTTTTATGTAAAAGTTGTTGATGCAAATAACTTTGAATTATACGAAGATCCATTATTATCTGTTCCAGTTGATACTAGTGCAGAGCCATCATGGAATGCTAACGGTAAAGTAAAATATGGCGGCGGATTTATGGATAGATTCCAGCCAGGCAAGTATATTCAAATGACTGGTATGAGAGCAGTTCCAAGAGCAGGGTCAAATATTGAATTTAATAATCAATCAAATGTATTCTATAAATTAGTTGCTGTTACTAACTTAAGAGGTAACGGACCATACTCAGCACAGTTGCAAGTATCACCAGATGTTCCAGTTGATACTGCACCACAACACTCTGAAAGTTCAGAAGTAAGAATTAGATATTCACAAGTACGTCTAACAGGACACGACTTCTTAGACATTGGTACTGGTGATTTTACTAACACAAATTATCCTAATGTTCCATTACAGGATCCACAACCAGATAACGAAACTGTTGAAGGTGGTGGCGGTAGAGTGTTTTACACTTCAACTGACCAAGATGGTAACTTTAGGGTTGGTGGATTGTTCAACGTTGAACAGTCGACTGGTATTGCAACCCTAAATGCTGACGCATTTAACATTTCAGGATTGCAAGAATTACAACTCGGTGATATTGCTCTTGGTAATACAGGCGCAACAATTAACGAGTTTAGCACCGACGGTACATTCTCCGCAAATAGCGACAGTATTGTGCCAACACAAAGAGCAATTAAAACATATATCACGTCACAGATTGGTGGTGGTGCGAGTACTCTTAACGTTAACCAGATTATTGCTGGTCTTGTACAAATTTCCGGCCAGGAGATTACTACAACTACAGTAGTGCCAATTAACGTTGATGCTCAATTCAACTTCCGCGCTGGAATTGATGGAGCACCTGTGGCGCTAAATATGTTTTTAATGGGATAAAGGAGAATAAATTATGGCATCAGGAAGATTGGGAGCAAGCGATTTAACAGCGGCTACTAATACCACCGTATATACTGTGCCAACTGATAACTATGCAGTTGTAACATTGTCGGTGTGTAATAGGGGAAACCAAGCAATTGGAGTCCAAGTAGCAGTGGCATCCGCTGATACTCCTATAGGAGCAGAATACATTGAGTGGGAAGCAGAAGTATTAGCCCACGGTGTACTAGAGAGATCCGGTATCGTCATGGACGCTGGCAAAAAGTTGGTTGTACGTTCAAGTTCAGGCAACGTAAGTGCTGTAGCGTTCGGTATTGAGACATCGGCATAAATACAATAGAAGGATAAAACAATGGGAAGATATATTACTACAACTGGAACCGCTGGTACTGTATTAAGAACTACAGGATCGAGTTATGCGGCCGAAGTCAATGATAGAGTATTGTGTACATCAGGAGGCATTACAATTACGCTTCCTCTTAACACAAGTTTGTTAGAAAACGACACAGTACAAATTATTGACGTTACGGGTGCATTTAGTTCGTCTAATGTAACAGTAGCACGTAACGGCGCAAAAATCCAGAATAGAGCAGAAGATTTAACACTAGATATTGATAACGTAGCAGTTACACTTGTTTATACAGGTGCAACTTACGGTTGGATTATTTCAGGTACATAAGATAGGGAACTAGAATTATGGCATCACTTAGAAGTTTACTTAGCGACGTTGAACCAGCAAAATCAGGTGTTCAAAGACAGTTTTGGGTATACCAGCAAAATGATAACATTGGTAACGGTGGAAGATGTTGTCTATGGACTGTACCTGCTAATACTGTTAACGTAACATTTGAAATGTGGGGCGGCGGAGGTGGAGGCCATGGCGCTTGTTGTTGTCAGTTTCCAAATAGACCAGCGGCTGGCGGTTCTTACGGTATTAGAACTATTCAAACAGTTGCAGGTTGCCAATATACAATCTGTGCAGGCGGTTCAACAGTATGTTGCTGTTTCGGATGTATTGGAGGAGACGGGTATCCTAGTTTTGTAACAGGATCTAGTATTCCAACTACTTGTGCACCAGGTGGCTGTGCAGGTAAAGCGTGTTGTTTCACAGATGCATACACTTGTCATCCAAGTTTTGTATGGCAATGCGGAACAGGCGATTGGGGACTTCCACAAATTTCAGGAAGTTCAAAAAGAAGTCAATATTGTCACAACCAAATGTGGAACTTTGTAACAGGTTCCGGAATGTTTAGCGTAGCAAGAAGATCAAGAGATTGGTGTGCTGGTAACTTTACCAACACAGGTTCTTGTTTTGGCTGTTTAGCGATGTTCCCAGGTGGTGGCGGACCAGGCGGAGCGGCTTGCGGCGAACCTTGTTGTTGGGGTGGCTGGGGCAATGCTGGCGCGGTAAAAGTTAGTTATAGTTAAAAGGAAAACGGAGAAAACATATGCCAAGTAACACAATTATAGAAACAACGTTTACATATGATGTACCTGATGACTATCTAGCCCAGACAAATAACGATGGTAACACCGCAACTGCCACTTATAACGGGCCAGATAAAATTTGGGTATTCATTGATAAAGATACAAGTCGTTCAGATACAGCAAGACTTGTGTTAACAGAAGAAGAAAACGGTGCAGACTTTCCTGTACCAGAAGGTCAATACAAAGTAATGATTGACTGTGCGGCAGATCCTAAACTTTGCTCACTATTTGATGCAAAAGTTGAATGGGATGTTGTACAAGGTCAAACAAATTTAGTTGTTGATTTGCCAGATGGCACTACTTACGAAAGACCAGACCCAACGGATGTTGATCACACTTATGAATTAGATGAGTGTACTTACAATCTAGACGGTATATTAAGCGAAGACGGTACAACTTATAGTGGTGGTACATGGACTATGTCTTGGAAACAACCATGGACATCATGGGAACAATTAATCATTGTAAGAAATAATATGTTAACTGCGTCTGATAGTAAAATTGCTGACGATATGCCAGAGGCAACTAAGCAACTTTGGTTAGACTATAGACAGAAGTTAAGAGATTTACCAGCATTGTTTGGACATGGCACTGATTCAGAGTTACCAGCGTACATGATTAACTTTCCAGTTGAGCCAGGTGCAAATATTTTACCAATAGAGGACGACGAATAAAATGTCTAGTTTAAGATCCTTATTACAATACGGAACTTCTTCAAGCGGATCAACACCGTTAAGAAGTTTACGAGTTTATAATACAAATATTACAACTCAAAACAACGGCGGCCAGTGTTGCTTATGGACAGTACCAGCAGGTGCTTCGTGGGCGGCTTTTGAAGTTTGGGGTGGCGGAGGTCCAGGTGCAGGCGTATGTTGTTGCCAACAAGGATGGTCCGGTGGATCAGGGTCTTATGGTAGAAGAATTATTGAAGTTAATAACGGAGATGCATTTACGATCTGTGCAGGTGGCTCAACTTGCTGTCACTCAAGATGTTACAGTTGTAGAGGATTTCCAAGTTGGGTATGCGGGCCAAGCGGATTTTGTATGTGTTCATCAGGTGGAGCAGAAGCGGCTTCTAAATGTTGGTTTAGCCAAAGTTGTTCATACAGCGGGTGTCAAATGTTTAACTGCGGATGTGTTAACGGTGCTACATTAGCAATGTGTGGTACAACAGGAGGCGGACACGGATCTGCTCACTGTGCATCAGATATGCACCAGTTTATACCAAGTGCGCCTTTTACAGGTTCAACAAGAATGTCACGTTCAGGATGTTATAGATCACATGGTCAAGACCAAGGAGATCACGGTGTGTTTCCAGGAGGCGGCGGCGCATCAGGAGTAACACATGATGAAGTATGTTATTGCGGAGCGAAAGGAATGGGCGGATTAGTAACAGTTTACTATACGTCAACATAAGGAGTAAATAGTAGTATGTCAACATTAAGAGATTTTTTATTCGGATACGACGATCCTAAAGCAGTTCCTAGAGAGATCGCAGTCTATAATACAAGTACGACAACTCCAAATAATGGCGGAAGATGTTGTTTATGGACAGTACCAGCAGGCGTTGCATATGCAACATTTGAAATTTGGGGCGGCGGAGCGTCTGGAGACGGCGCTTGTTGTTGTCAACAAGGTTATCCATCTTCCGGTGGAAGTTATGGACAAAAAGCGGCAGAAGTATCAGGCGGTCAGCAATATACAATTTGTGCGGCAGGGTCGACTTGCTGTAGACAAAAAGGAAACTGTCAACAAGGTTATGATTCATATGTATGTAGATCAGGTGACTGGTGTGCAAGAGCGTGTGGAGGAAGAGTTTTACGTACAGAATGTTTTATGTATAACAACTGTTATTCATGTTGTAGAATGAGATACTGTGTACACGGTTTCTCCGGTATGGACTTTGGCGTTGGTGCTACACAATCAACATCACAGTTAAGTCAATACTGTCATGATAGAGGAAATATGTTCGTTGGCGATCCTCCAGGACGCGGCGGAATGAGAAACGGTCCAAATGGCTGTTGTTTATGGGGCGGATCAGAAGGTTTTGGTTTATTCCCAGGCGGTGGCGGTATGTCAGCACAATCATTTAGTGAAGTGTGTTGTTGCGGATCACCAGGAGCAGGCGGACTAGTATACGTTGTATACTACTAAGAGGTAAGGATAAAAATGACAATTATTAGAAAACAATTTAACTATCCTAAACCAGATGAATATTTGGGGCAGATTGATGAACAACAATTACAAGGAACCCATACGTATGAGGGTCCTCCAGCATTATGGGTTTTTATTGATAATGTAACAAACAAAATTGCACCTAGAGCGCATATGGAAGAAGAAGAAGGCATGGACGTTCCAGCGCCTTTAGGTCTTCGTAAAGTATTAGTTGATTGTGAAGAAAATCCTATTATTTGTTCATTAATGGAATGTGATTGTGACGATGAAGAACATGAATTAGTTTCAGAAGAACTTCCTAATGGTGTAACTTATCTTACATATATGGATCCACCACCTGATCATACATACGAAAAATTTGATATTGAATGTAATTCTAACAATGAGTTTGTCAAAGTAGCAAGTTCAACTAAGGGCGGTGTACCACATTATCCTTGGAAACAACCACACATTAAATGGCCTCATCTACGTAGACATAGAACAACATTATTAGGCTGGAGTGATGACAAAGTAAACACAGATATGCCGGCTTCGTTACAAGAAGAATGGAATACTTTCAGACAAATATTACGCGATATGCCAGTACTTTACGGTGATAGTTTTGATGTTGAAATTACTACTTCCGGTACAGGATATGAAGTTGGAGATAAGATTAAATTTGCGGCTTCTAATCTAGACGATTATATTGTTGCAGATGAACTAGTTGCTACTGTTAAAACAGTTGGAGCAAGTGGTGAAATTACAGCACTATCATTAAGTGATAATCAAGCAATTAATGACGGTAATGATATTATTGTAGGTAGATCAGCAAAAGAGTTTGCTAATGCTCCATACACATATGAAGCAGTTACAGACGGCGCAAATGCTGGTGCAGATGCTACATTTAGAGTACACAAATGTCAGCGTTATGCGGCTTGGAAAGTAGATACTCCACGTTCACCTTGCGGCACTGCATAAGTCACAATTAAACATAATCAGCACCTGCTTACTTAAATAATTGCATGAGCAATAAAGTAAGATTCGCGGGTGCTCAACTACCCGTAACGCAAAATCTAGAAGAAAATAAAAAATCAATTATGAAGGCCATTGACTGGGCCTCAGATAATAATTGCAACTGGATTCTTACACCTGAAGGATCACTATCAGGTTACTTTCCCAACTTTGATCTTATTCCAGAAAACGGAATGGCTGATATTGCTAAAGCAACATATGATATTGTTACATACGCAAATAAAAAGAACATGGGAATTGCACTAGGAACACTATGGGTTGATATAGAACACCGAGGCACAATTAGAAGAAATCAAATTAGATACTATGATAATCAAGGCGAATTATTAGGAGCAACTAACAAGCAGTACATTGTCGGTGGAGAAGATAGTCCACATCACAGTTGGGATCAAGTATTAGCAGATCCTCCAGGAACCACAAAAACACACTACCTTGATGGTATAAGAACTACAGGAATGATTTGTAATGATCTATGGGGCAACGGCTTTAGATTTAATGCGCCTAGTTTACCATTAATGGCAAGTATACATCAAGTAGACCTTATATTACACAGTACTAACGGAGATAGAGGAAATAGTCAGGACAGTATTTGGATGGAATGGCATGATATCCATCTTAGAATGATGAGTTTACAATATAATATTCCTATTATAACTGTTGATAGTTGTTGTGATAAATTTGGAGAAAATAGGCAACTGCCTACAAGTTCTCCGAGCGGAGTAGTAGTAAACGGTGAATGGGTAGTACAAGTGCCACGAACAGAACAACAACACTTTTATTGGGATTATTTCAAACCTGAAGGTGAAAACTTAAACACATAATAAGTATTTGAAACAAAGGAACAAAACTAATGTCAAACAGAAACACAGCCTTTTTTATTAACGGCGGAGCCGGTAGAGTACTTTGCTCTATTCCAGCCCTTGAAAAATATCACGAAGAAAATCCAAACGATGATTTTATTTTAGTTTGTGAAGGAGGCACTGAACTGTATAAAGGTCATCCTGTACTTCACAAAAAAGCATACGATCATTGGCATAAGAATTTGTTCGAAGACAAATTAAAACATATGAATTTAGTTACACCTGAACCATATCGAGTATTTGAATATTACAACCAACAAGCAAGTTTATCTCAGTGCTATGATATTGAAATTAATAAAAAGGGTGTAAGAGATCTATCTAAGCCTACTCTTAAATTAAATGCTCAGGAGATAATGACAGGACAAAAATTAGTTTCTGAAGTAAAAGAAAAGACTGGTAAAGATAAAGTAATTGTATTTCAACCATTTGGCAGAGGAACAATTCACGAAAATGGAATGATTGTTGATCCAAGTGGTCGAAGTTTCGAAGCAGACAACGTAATTAATATTGTTGATAAACTTAGCAAAAAATACGGTGTAATTTTTATGAGCGAAATTGGCATTGAATTTAATAAGCACGGTGTTAAACAACCTGTTGCAATTCCACAAAATATTGAACTTAGATTTTGGTGTGGAATTATCAATGCCGCTGATCACTTCTTAGGTTGTGATAGTGTTGGTCAACATATTGCATATGCTCTTGAAAAGACAGCAACAGTTGTTGTTGGATCTACTTTTAAAGAAAATATTTCATATCCAAATGAAGAAAAACATGATATTTTAGATATGGGAGAAGGCGCAAGAGTTTATAGTCCTATTAGAATTACAATGGACGAATGGTCTGATAGAACTAACGAAGGTATTATGCATATGAATGAAAAAATTGAAGATATCATTCTTGAATCTGTTAATAACATGATTAAAACAGGAAAAAATGCAGAAGCCAACAAAACGAAAAAGTAGACTCTTTACTTTTGGATGCAGTTTTACTATGTATGCGTGGCCAACGTATGCAGATATTCTAGGTAATCATTTTGAACATTACGAAAACTGGGCGTTTCCAGGATTAGGCAATCGTGCGATTGCTGAACGTATTGCAGAATGTCATGTAAAAAATAATTTCACAAAGAATGATGTAGTATTAGTACAATGGAGTACTCATATTAGAAACGACTGGCATACGTTTTCTCCTATGCAGTTTAATCCTGATAGTTTCTTACACGTATGGTTCAGAAATAATTCAAATATTGGATGGAAAACACAAGGAAGTATTTTTAATGTTAGTAATAGACAATACGTTTATAACAATCATTGGGTTAATACCTTTTGGGACGAACACAGTTATATGATGTATAGCCTAAACGATATGCTACTAACACAAGGACTATTAGAAAGTACAGGGTGTACTTGGCGTATGACTAGTATTGGTGATTTTCAAAAGATGTGTACAGATATTCCTAATGCACAAGATGAAAATATTTCAGATAAAGACGATATTTTTAAATCTAAACCTGAATTTGAAGTATATAGATCTGTGTTAGAACATGAAAACTGGGTAACACCAATTGGAACATATAGTTGGAATAACGGTGCTGACAGTTATGAATTTCAAAATAACCAAGGCACATGGTTAGAAGTTCATCCTAGTCATAAACAGCATTATTACTATGTAAAAGATGTTATAGATCCTAGTTTAAATTTAGATTTAGATTTAACATTTTATAAAAATAATGTTAGTGATAAAATTAGAGATTTAAAAAAAGAGCATAATGAATTCCTAGAATTCCAAGAAGCAATCTATAACAATATAGATTTCAAACCAGTTTATAGAGGTTTTTAATGAAAAGATTATTTGTATTTGGTTGTAGTTTTACAATGTATTCTTGGCCAACATATGCAGACTTTCTCGGCTACGAATTTGACCATTATGAAAATTGGGGATTTCCAGGATTAGGTAATAGAGCAATATCACAAAGAATAGCAGAATGTCATGCTAAAAATAAATTTACAAAAGACGATGTTGTAATTGTACAATGGAGTACTCATACACGCAACGATTGGCATACATTTAGAACTGTAGAGTTTAAAGGCAAGCGAGGAGATTCTATTAGAAATACTGATGAAATAGGTTGGAAAACTAAAGGCAGTATTTTTAATTATATGAATCGAGAAGTGTGTTATGATAATCATTGGATTCAAACATTTTGGGATGAAGATAGTTTTTTTGTACACGGAATGAATAATATTGCCCTTGCTCAAGGGCTTTTGGAAAGTACAGGTTGTACTTGGCGTATGCTTTCTATTAGTAATATGAATAAACTAGGAACTGATATGCCTGATGCTCCGGACTATGGAGAAAAAACACAGGAAACAGCAGATATTTTTATTGACAACGAGCAATTAAAAGTATATAATAATATATTGAATCATAAAAACTTTATAAAACCATTAGGATTATTTGCTTGGAACATTCCAGAAAAAAACTATAAATTCTGGGATCCAAAAACAGATACTACTTGGACAGAAATGCACCCTAGTCATTGGCAACATTGGGAGTATCTTAATCAAATTCTCCGTCCAAGTTTAGGCATTACTAATGAAAATAACGATAAACAATATAGTACAGTAAAAAAACTAGATGAACTAAAAGATAAGTGTCGCGATCTTATTTCGTTTGAAGAAGAGATACTAGAAAATATAGTTGATTATAGACACGTAGGATATATAGGATTTTAATATGAAAAAACCACCAATTTGGATTGCTGGAATAGCAAGAGGACACAACGCAGGTGTTTGTCTTTTAAAAGATGGAGAATTAATTTTTTCTATTGAAGAAGAACGATTGAGTAGACACAAGTATGATGGCGGACCTCTTGCATCTATGATCAAAATTCTTGAATATACAGACAAGTTAGATTATCTAGTAGTAGCACATACACAAAGTTTAGAAGCAACAGCAGGAAAAGTAGATTTCACTGGCGACGATATCTATACCGGTCTTGCACGTAAACTTGGTTTAATTGATAGAGATCCTAAACTACTTCCTAAACATCCTCAAGTAATTGATTACAGTTATTTCCATCATAAATTACACGCGGCATTAGGGTTTTATAATTCAGGATTTGAAGAAGCAGTTGCTCTTATAGTTGACGGTGCAGGTACATTCTTTGAAGCACAATTAGAAGGTGAATATAATCCTCCAACTACGTTATGGGAAACAGAAAGTATTATTGATTGTGAATTTCCAGGAAACTTTAAAACTTTATATAAACATTTAGGAACAAGAGGACCATTGGTTGGCGGAGAGTTTAAAGAGTTTAATGGTGGATTCTTCGGAGAAGAAGGTCATACTATTCCTCAAATTGTTATTAGTGAAACAGCAGGTATTGTAAAAACATATGAAGCAGTAACTGAATACTGTGGCTTTAGTTTTATTGAAGCAGGAAAAACTATGGGACTATTTCCATATGGTGATACTAATGACAATATTCCACAGTTGTTTACAAGTAATCAAACAAGTGCATTGTCAAACAGAAATGTAATTATTCCAACGTATCCTAACGGTGCTCATGTTAATCGTAATTATTTTGAAATACTTAGAGATCGTCAAGGCCAAGACGAAGATGTTACTAAGTTGGATAACAGAAGAGACATGGCATATGCTGTGCAAACACAAACACAAAAACAAGTTGCAGATTTAATTAGAAAAGCAGTTGCAATGAGTGGTAAGAAAAATGTTGTACTAAGCGGTGGTTACGGACTTAACTGTGTTGCAAATTATTGGTATTTAGAAGAACTAAAAGACGAAGGTATTAATTTATATGTAGAGCCAGTATCAAATGATGCGGGCACAGCAATGGGCGCGGCACTATTACAACATAGATTAGTTACTAATGACTCAACAGTATTATCTCAAAGAGATACGTTATATAACGGCCCTGCATATTGTTATTCAGATGAAGAGATTAAAGAAACAGCCGATCGGTATGAAGCAGAAGTACGTAGTGTTACTAAAGAAGATATTGTTAATTTATTGTCTGAAAGAAATATTGTTAGTATTTTTCAAGGACGATCAGAGAACGGTCCACGTGCTTTAGGTAATAGAAGTTTCTTATATGATCCTACAGATCCAGATGGTAAAGATCATGTAAACAAAGTTAAACGCCGTGAATACTTCCGTCCATTTGCAGGTACAATTCTTGAAGAAGATGTACACGAATGGTTTAACTTACGTGGTATGAAATCATCACCTACAATGATGTATGCTGTAAATTGTCAGCCAGGAATTGAAGAAAAGATTCCTGCTATTATTCACGTAGACGGTACTTGTCGTATCCAAACAGTGAATGAAAAACAAAACCCACACTACTATAATCTAATTAAAGCATTTAAAGAAAAAACTGGGATTCCTATGGTGTTTAATACTAGTTTTAATTTAGGCGGAGATCCGCTAGTTGAAACGCTTGACGATGCTATTAGAACGCTTGCAAAAAGTGATGTAGAGTACCTATATTTGCCTGAATACGATACCTTAATTACAGTTAAAAATTAAATCCTCATAAGCGATAAATACTATAAAGAGGACTAAAATGTTTGATATCGGTAAATTTTTCGGCAAGGGATTAAAGAACACAGTGCTAATGAAAAACGGCGCTAATATAAGTTATCACGGCCCTTGGAAAAAAATAACAGAAGATACGGTAATCGACCGTTGGCTAGTTGGTGATTTTTGTGCCGCAGAATATACTATTGTAGCAGATCTTTCAACATTCCAAAAAGAAATTATCAAGTGTTTAGTAGTTGCTGGACCTAGTACTGCTGAATTAGTAGTGTACGGACGTTCAAATCTTGGAAATCAAATTATCGACTTAACTGCAACAGTTAATGACAGTTATGTTAACATCATTGCTAATGCAAAACCACTCGATGATTCAGCACCAGGACGAGGTGCGAAACTAGTTTTCAGTGCCAATTACTATCAAACACAAAATGTTTTAGTACCTGCTTAACGAGCAGATAAATATGTGTAATTGGAGCATCATATGGCAGTAACTTATAACCCTTTCGAGTCAGAGCATGGATTTAAAAGCCCAGGCTTTACAGTTGATGATAACGGTAATGTTACAGTTCGTAGTCTTTCTTATATTGAGGAAGAAGAAGTAGTTCTTGAAGGTAGATTATATTTTAATCAATTAGGAACAGGCGATCAAGCAGTTTATACTCAGGACGGCGTATTTGCACCAGGTTCAGATGTCCTTAGGCAAAATCCTCCATTACAATTTACTAGAGGTGAAACATATTCATTTAACTTAAATAATTTTAATTATCTTACATGGAATATTTGGCAAGAAGATCTAACAGGAAATTCAGCAGTTACAATTAATGGAACTCCAGTAGTTTATTATAACAATGGAATTAGTTATAAAGTTAGCGATACTGATGTTTCAACACTAGAAGGACAAGATGCACAAGGAAAAACTAATGGTGTATTTTTCTTCGAGGTTCCACCTTTAGCACCTGAAACATTATACTATGGAACAGGTGATGGATCTATATTTGGTGTTATTACAACAGCAGATCCAACTATTACAGGTGTTGGTAGTTTTAGTTCTTTAAATGTTATTGGAGATGCAACATTTACAGGACAAGATTCAGAAATTACTATTGCACCATCTGGTCAGTATGGTACTGTTACAATTAGTCCTGGCGGAGCAGGTACATTAAGTAATATGTACGTCCAAGCAATTACATTAGATGTAACAGATACGACTACAATTACTCCTGATAATAGAAGTGTAACAATAGCACCAACAGGAACAGGAATTTTAACACTATCATCTGGACTAACAGGATCTATCGATAACATGGAAATAGGTCAGTCAATTCCAAGAGATGGTTCATTCTTAGCCCTAAATGCAGAAAATGGGTTAAATAGTACAGTGATAGGAAATGTTACTCCAGAAGAGGCAACATTTACACAAGCAACAGGAAAAAACGCACCAGTGACTAGTCAACATTTAACAAACAAACAGTACGTAGATAATACAGCAACGGCGTTGGCTATTGCATTAGGAGTATAATAAGAGATGGCAAAAAGAAAAATTAATGAGTACATTTTCCATAACGGAATTTCTTATAGTGATAATTACTATCCTAATGCATATTGGTTAATTGAAAACAACGTTGAATTTATCATTGACGAAGTTCGTGCATATATTAATACTAATATTGCAAAAGCCGCACAGCACACTCCAACAGACGCAACGTATAATCCGCAAACTGGAATAATGACACTGACTATTCCTAGTCATCCGTTTGTTCCAGGAGATCAAATTATTATTGAAGAAAGTGCGTTAGTGTTTACTTGTGGATTTGACAATTATGCAACCACACACGCATACCCAAGAGGTTCAGGAGCACCAAACGATGCAGGAACTGATCCATATTTTGATGCACCGATTTTAATTACATCAACAACAACATCTACTATTACATTCTTTATTGGAATTTCATCAAATACTTCAACACACGTTTTTGATTCAGCAGTTGCTAATGGTGTGCGAAGTGTGTTTTATAACTATGTAAATGATAGTGATGCTAAGTGTGAACGCGATATGCGTTATAATCTAATTGGTGGAGATAAGAATAATAGTGTTACAGATCAGCCAGGTGGATTATTATACGACTTAAGATATAAAGGTAATGAACAAGCACGTTATCTAGCATCAACATATTGGGATAAAGCAATACCTCAGATTGATGGAGATAGAAATCCAGAAAGAGCCGCAAAGAATTTTTGTGCTTGGTTAATTAACAATTACATTTTTACTAACGAAGCATGGACAACAAATCAAAGTCCTGCTGTAACAACACAAACTATTAATAGTGAATATATTGCAGAATCAGGCGCATCAAGTCAAGTTAATAAAGTATTAGTAGATACTATTGGTAGAGTTATTGTTGAAGGCACTGATGCAATGCCAGATTTCCATCGTGCAGAAATTAGTAGAGCAATTTTTCCAACAAAAGTAACACAAGACAATCTATTATTAATTACAAATACAACTACAAATCAAGTGTTGTTTAACTTTAGTGATCCATCTAAAGGCGCTGACGTAAAATATACATATGATTCTGTTGAATACACACCTACATATTTCTACTTTCAAAAATTCCTTGAAACTACTGATACAATTACTCAAGTATTATTCAACATAGATACTACTAACGAAGAATATCTTACAAATTGTAGAGCATTACTTACAAATAACAAAGAGTTTATTAAAGACGAAGTACGTGCTTGGATCGCAGATCAAGTAGCAAATGCATCTGTAGGAAGTATCTGGGATGGATATACCTATAATGCGGCTAAGTGTGAAAGAGATACAGGATTTAACATTGACGCAATTATTGCTGATATGCAATATGGTGGAAATGCAAACGTAAGAACCACAGCGTCAAAATATTGGAAGGGTCCTACTCCTCAAATTGACGGCACACGCGAACAAGAAATTGCCGCTAAAAACTTCATGCGTGATTTGGTTAACAATTATATTCTAACAAAAGCGGTATACCCAACAAAGCAAACAGGAACTCCAGAAACTACACAATACTTCTTAGGTGCAGATTGTGAACTTGGTGGGAACACAAGAGTTACATCACTTGTTTCAATTCTTACTGAAGTAATTGAAAAAGGTTTAGATTTTCTTCCAGTTGAAGATAAGCCGAATGTATTTTCTGAAACAGATACACTTCAGATTTTTGTTGAGCAAGGTGATTTAAGAACAAGACCATATGATTTTGGTACTGATGCTATTGAAAGACAAAGAGTTGCAAATGCACTATCGATGCTTGATGCTGACTTTGAGTACGGATTACAGCCTACTAAATGGCAGGCAATTGGAACGATGCGTGGATATCCATCAACATATGAAGTTCCGGGAACAGATACCGCAGTACAAAGTGTTATTACAGATGCGTCAGACGGCTCTGAAGGCATTGGTCAATCATTAATTACAGTTGTAACGGTTGGACCACATGGCGTACTTGCTGGACAGCCTATTACTATTAGAGGATTAGATGGCGCTGTTAAAGGCAACGGTCGTGCAGAAGGTACATTTATTGTTAATACTATTGTTAATAATTCAACATTTACATACTATGCAAAAGCAAAAGTTGGCACAGCCGCTGGAACACAGTTAGTAACATTTTATACAATTTTAAGACAGGCGGCATTTTATACAGGTGCGGCAATCCAAGGAGATACAGCAGGCTTTGTAGTTACATCTCAAGGATCATCAGGCTCATTTAGTCTTGCATTAGGAGTTGATGCTGAAGAAAATAGATTACCTATTCAAGGAACACCACCAAGTCTTGGTGCTCCACTACAAGCAACCGGCGGAGGAATTCCAGTAGGTTCTCAGGTTACTGGTATCACTGGCGACGGAAATATTATTACAACTCCGGTTACTACCGCTGATACACCACAAGGAAGTTTTACAATATCTGTTGAAGATGCAACTGATGTTGAAATTGGTTCAGCATTAGATAGAGGTGACGGATCAGCGGCCTTTGTTACTAATGTTGTAGGTAATGATTTAACTATTAGTTCAGCAACTACACAAGTACTAGTTGGTAATAGAGTTTTATACTCAGGATTAACTGGAACAAATGATACTACAATTGGTAACGGTGCTACGTTTGATGTAACTAGAACAAGTGGAGTATACGCAGTATCACTTGGAAATACAGGACAAGATTATAAAATCGGTGATAACATTGTTATTAGTGGTGGAAGTTTAGGCGGAACAGATACAACAAACGATTTACGTATTGTTATTGAAGATGTTGACACTGGTGGAGAAATAGTTTCATTCGCATTCAGCGGTACAGGATTTGACGGTGAAGGAACATTCTTTGGAGTTAATGGACAACTTGCTGGCGGACAAGGTACTGATCCAGTATTTGATATTACATATACTAACAACGTTTATACTGCAAGTGTAGCATCACCTGATACATCATCAGGATATACAGTTGGCGATATTATTGTTATTGATGGTTTTGATGTTGGCGGACAAAGTGTAACCAACGATGCATTTATTAAAGTTGAAACTGTTGGGGCTGGCGGCTCTATTACTAGTGTATCAACTACAGGTACAGCAGTTGACGCTGATGTGAGTTATTCATCTCCTCCTTACACATCAACTACTATATCAGGTCTTGGTGCTGACTTTAACGTACAACGTATCGGTACTGTTTATTCAGTAGTAGTAACTAATCCAGGTACAGGATACTTAGCGGCAGAAACATTTACAATTTTAGGATCAGAACTTGGTGGCGCTGACGGAACAAATAACTTAACAATTACAATCACTACTGTTGATGTTAACGGCGGTATTACTGGAGTAAGTACAGCAGGTACAGCAATTAATACAAGATCATATGGTTATGTTTCAGGTACTAACCAAATTGGATCTGGAGCAACATTCCAAATTGATCTAAGTGGCGGCGCTTATACAATTAATATTGAAGGTGCAGGCCAAAGGTATGGTGTTGATCAAGTTATTAATATTTTAGGTACTCAAGTTAGCGGCACAGTTCCAGAAAACGACATTGCTATTACTATTACTTCTATTCAAAATGATGGAGGTATTACAGGAATATCATTTACAGGATCAGGTGCTACAGGATCAGGAACATATCTTGGAGCAATTGGCGATAACGATCCAAACTCTGGTGCAGATGCAGTCTTTAGTGTAACTAGAGATGCTGGAACTTATTCTATTGTTAATGCAACCGACAACGGTAGCGGATATAAAGTTGGTGATAGAATTATTATTCCAGGTGATCAATTAGGTGGCGACACTCCTACAAACGATTTAACACTTCGTTGTACAGTTGAATCTACTGAAGGTGATTTCTTAGGAATTGATATTAGCGGAACAGCAGTTCCAGGCAGTACATTAGATCTTTATAGTTCTATAACAATGTCAGAGGAAACAACATCTAATATTAGTCAAGCAACAGTTATTACTTATAGTGCATTAGCAAGTATTAGAGTTACATTCCAAACACCTCATGGTCTTGTACCTGGAGATAGTTTTGCTGTAACTATATCATCTGATGATGGTGCTAATCTTCATAACTTAGCGGCTGGACCGTTCAGTGCTACAGCAGTTCCTAGTTTAACACAATTAGAATATCAATGTAGATCACCAGGATTTATTGATACTGGAACAGCAAACGATCAACCAATTATTGGTGCAGTTTATCCAAGACCAGATTCGTTCTTTCTCCACAGACCATATGATGGTGGTGTTCAGTTAGGAACAGGTGGTCCACAACACGGTGCTCAAGCAATTAGACAGAGTAAAAAGTATATTAGATATCAGTCAGGTAAAGGTATTATGTACACAACTGGTGCACTTTTTGCTCCAAGTTATAATATTCTTAATATTACAGCAAGCAATACATCACCAGGATCTGTAATCACTGTAACTACTGATGAAACAGAACACGGGTTACAAGTTGGCGGACAAATTCGTATTATCGGAGTTGACACTGTAGGATATAATGATACTTACACTGTATCAGCGGTCAATGACGAAAATGAATTTGAAATTATTGCTGTAAATGCACTAGGATCAGTTACTCCTGAACTAAGTTCGGAATGTCAAGTGTCAATTAGTAAGTTTCACGGTGCAACTGTACGTTCAGGAGCATTTGATGATCAAAACGGTATCTTCTTTGAATATGACGGTACACAATTTAGTGCTGTACAAAGAACTGCTACTTTACAATTAGCAGGTGTTGTTGATATCGATGTTGACTCTAACACTTGTACAGGAACAGGAACAAGATTTAGAGAACAACTAAAAGCAGGTGATAGAATTGTTCTTAAAGGTATGACTCACGTTGTATCCCAGGTTGTTGACAATACAACAATGTACCTTGCACCTGACTTCCGTGGTGTTACTAATGTACGTTCAAGTAAGATTTGTTTAGTAAGAGATAAGAAAACAGAACAAAAAGATTTTAACAGAGACAGAGGTGACGGAACAGGACCAAGTGGATATAACATTGATATCAGTAAGATGCAGATGGTAGGTATTCAATATTCATGGTACGGTGCTGGTTTTATTGATTATATGCTACGTGGTGCAGATGGTAACTTTGTGTTTATGCACAGAATGAGAAACTCAAACATTAACACAGAAGCATTTATGCGTACAGGTAATATGCCAGTACGTTACGAAATTACTAACGAAGGACCAAGTGGTAAACTTTCACAAAATATTGACGCAGTAGTTGACACTATTCCGTTAGTAGATGCTTCGTTCTTTCCACCAGAAGGCGGAACAGTTTATATTGATGCAGAAATGATACGTTTCACTGGAGTTGATGGTAAAAACTTAATAGGTTGTACACGAGCAAGTACAATGACAAACTTTGCATCAGGCGCTACAAGAACATATAGCGGTGGACCAGCGGCGCAACATACACGAAATACAGGAGTTGTATTAATTAGTAATACAGCGTCACCGGTTATTTCACACTGGGGTTCAGCGTTTATTACAGACGGCGGCTTTGACTCAGATCGTGGATACTTGTTCTCATACAAATCAACTGGAGTTCAAGTTAGCACAACAAGAACAACATCATTCTTGCTTAGACTAGCACCGTCAGTATCTAACGCACTAGTTGGAGACTTGGGTGAAAGAGAACTACTTAACAGAGCACAGTTACTACTTGAAGGTCTTGAGATTACAACAGACCAACCGGTAGCGTTAGACACGGGCGGTATTGTTATTGAAGGTATTTTGAATCCACAAAACTATCCATTAAACCCAGCGGACGTTGGTTGGCAGGGACTGTCAGGACTAGCACAAGGTGGACAGCCTAGTTTTGCACAAGTAGCACCAGGTGGTTCTACTAACTGGAACTCGGGTGATATACCAACCCAATCACTAGTCCTTACACAGGCACCGATTACTGCCGCTGTTACAGGTGTTGATAGAGGATATAGAAATAATAACGACTATTGGGATAATGCTGTGCGTACAGGAAGAAACTTCTTCTGGGTACAAGAGTCATTTTATGCGGCAAATCAAGCCTTATTCCAAGTAGGTATTGAAATAGAATCACCAGGAAACTTCCCAGCAGGTACTACTATTCAACAAGTTGGTTCTTGGACAACGAGTTCGGCTAGTTCAGGAACAATTAGACCAATTTATCTTAGTTCCAATGGTCAAACAAACGTTACAACCGGATCAATAGCCATTACATTTAAGAAAACGTTTAAAGAAGCACCAACTAACAACATCTTCTTTGACAAAACTAGTTTTGATGCGGCTGGTGTAGCACAAGGTACTAACGTAAGTGATGGCAGATTCCCAGCAGGAACACAGGTATCTACAGTTAGTATTGGTGAATATAATAATGTAGAATATTATAGCGTAACATTTAACCAAACTTCAGATAACAGTGCTATTACTGCAGGTACTACAACTATTGAATTTGAATTTGTGCAACCACCGTTTGCTCAACCAGGCGAAACTATCTTCTCATTCATTGCACAGCCTGGAGAAAGATCAACTCTTGATCTATCATTCATTAAGGAATTAACTAATACTACACTAGGTGGTAGAGGTACATTCCCGAATGGTCCAGACGTATTAGCAATTAACGTTTATAAGACATCGGGTGCGTCAATCATTAGTAACATTGTACTACGTTGGTCGGAAGCACAAGCATAATGGAAATCACAGCAGATCTAATTAGAGCAATGAACGAAACATCGTGGGTAGATGGTATTGGTACTATTGTTGTACTATTATTAGCCTATGCGGCTTATCGTTGGATTAAAAATAAGACTAAGTAGGCATCGGCGGCGGATTATTTTTCTTTATAACATCTTTTTGACTGTCACCTGGAATAATGCGGTAGTTGTCTTCAACTGAATCTGGTGTACTTACTTCACTTACAGAACTATTTGGTTCTAACGCAATAAGTTGGTGCGGTTGTAGTGGTGGATTATGCCAAGTATCCCCGGGTTTCAATTCTTTGCTGTATAATACAGCATCTTTTGTGTCAATCCATTTAACTTCAAAACGTCCTTGGTTAACAAACCAGGTTTCGTCTTTCTCTTTATGAAAATGCATAGAAAATTTAGCACCTGCTTTTTCAAATACCATAATTTTTCCGCAGTACTTGTCATTAGTAGCCCAGATTAACTCGTAGCCCCAACCTTTTTCAACTTTACCATCAAGTCGACTCATTCTTTACTCCATTTTTTCATAAAATTTTTGTATGCTCCACGAAACTTACTTTGAAAGATCATATTACTAACAAAACTAGCACGATACTTCTCTTGATCTTCGTCTTGTACAGTCGTTTCTAACTCAGTAAGTCTAATAGGAATGTACATTGCTAAAGGTGTACCTTTTTCTATTAAAAATTCACCTTCTTTTTTAATTAGTAGTTGTTGATTGATCTGATGACTCCATTCGGTATGGGTAACACCAGGCATACATTCAAAATATTCATTAAAATCATAAAACATCGGTAATTGCATCATTGCCCAACCCGGACTTGTGCGTACACGCCACGGACAATCGGTTTTCGCAACACATAAAAACTTATCTTTCACATTTTCTGGCAAATAGTTTTTAAACTGTTCGTCATAATGTAAACTCATAGTAAAATCTTCATTACTCGAATGCCATGCAAACTCGTTCTTCGTTACTTTCAGGTGAAAATCACACCACATAGTAACTACATAAGCATTTTTATAATAATCAACAAAACCAGGACAGTTTTTTAATGTGCCTTTGTCTTTAAAATTATCCTCTTGAATAAATTTAGGCATATTTTTAAACCATAACGGCAGAAACTTAGTAGCAGACTGTACCGGTTCTACTTTAGTAAGACCAGGTACTACACTCCACCATTCAACTTTACATTTATTTTGACTCATGTATCCATTCCGTTGGTCTAATAAAAGAATGATCAATTACATTAAGCAATTTTGTGTTATCAGCACAGGTGTACTCTTGATATTGACTTTTTAATTTTTCAGGCATAGGTATATATTCTATTCTAGCATCATATTTTTTAGCAATGGTTAACGCAATGTCTTTGAATGATGTTGCAGTACCAGTACCTAAGTTAAAAATACCATTTACGTCTTTTTCTAACATTTTTTCATGCACTAAACACACATCCTGTACACTAATAAAATCACGCAAGTAATTTTCACTATTTTCAAACAATGTAATCACACCACGTTCTTTGGCTTGTTTAGTAAACTTAGTTATTGGACTTGCTTGATCTCCTTTATGGTCTTCATAATTTCCATATACATTAAAATAACGGAATCCTTGAATATTAATTTTAAAGTCATCATTAAAATCATTAACCCATCTATCAATAAGATACTTGCTCCATGCATAAGGACTTTGTGGAAAGCATTTAGATGTTTCACGAAATCCATCTGCTCCAGGCCCATACACACTTGCTGAACTTGAAAACTGTAAACTAGTACCCATCATATCACAAATTTCAATAAGTTTCATTGTCCATTCATAATTTTGTTTTAATACCTTTTCAACATCGGATTCAGTAGTACTTGAAATAGCACCGCAGTGAATAATACGATCATATTGTTGAGCATCAGGAAACTTGTTTTCTTGCCACTCCCAACCTTCAACATCATGTCCTTTATGTTGTAAGTAAGAAGAAAGATTTTTACCAATAAATCCTTCATGTCCTGTAACTAAAATTTTCATTTAAAACTCTCTATTATTTTTGTAGTTGAATTTCCTTCTACTGTTGGAAAAATTTCAACAGGATATTCTTCATGTCCAACTACCGTTTCTATTGTATAGTCTCCGCCCTTAATAATCAAGTCCGGATTGTATTTTTTTATTACATTTATAGGAGTGTCCTCATCAAAAATGATAACTTCATCTACCCACGGTAATAATTTTAAATTTATTTGTCTTTGTAACTGATTGTTAATTGGACGATTTTCGCCTTTTAATCTTTTTGTACTAGAATCACTATTAATGCCAACAACTAAGTATTGTCCTTTAGACTTTGCAAACTTTAGTAATTGAAAATGCCCTTCGTGTAATATGTCAAACACTCCATTGGTCCATACTAATTTTGATTTTAAATCATCCTTAGTAATAACTACAACTCCTCTACGTTCAACAGTCCTTGCCGCGGCATAGCAAGCCATCTTACAACATTCAGCAATTGACATATTTCTTTCAATGCCGTATGCAATAACAGATAGTACAGTGTCACCTGCACCAGTAACATCAGCCACCTCGTGTACCGGTTCTTTAAAATGAAAATAATTTTTATTCTCATCAAGAACATGAATACCATTTGCTCCGTCAGTTACTACTAAATTTTTCCAGTTATACTCGTGCATTTTAAGTAATGCAATTTCTTTCCTAAACGTACCAAACCAAGATACATATTCTTTCATATTCGGTTTAACTAAAAAAGCACCTTTATAAAATTCAGGCTCTTGTTTAGGATCAACTAAAACCTTATCAGTCTTTTTAAGTAATTCTTTTACTGTATTTTTATTAATAGTACCTTTTGCATAATCACTAACACAAACAATATCAGATTGTTTAGTATCATTTACTAATCTTTTAAATCCTTCAGTACTATGAAATGTAGTTTCTCTATCCCAACGTAATAATTGCTGACCGTTATCACCAACTAGCCTTGTTTTAGTAGTAGTCATTGGTGAATCCATTGTAAGGTTAGAATGTAAATTAGTTACATCAAGTAACTCAATAGCCTTGTATCCTTCTTTATCACAGGATAATGCACCATATAAACTAACATCTCCGTTAATAGAAGAAATATTTAATGCTAAGTTACCGGCACCGCCAATACTATATGTTTGTTCTATTTCTTTTAAAATAGGAATAGGCGCTTCAGGACTAATTCTATCAGCATTACCAAAAATCCATCGATCTAGCATTATGTCGCCATATACTCTAATCATATATTAAGTCTCTAATAGGTTTACAACTTGGAATACTGTTTCTAGTTTTGTGATATTTGTTTTATTTTGAAGTGTATTACGTAATCCTTGGTGTAAAGGTTTTGGCCATTTTCCAAAACTAGCCCAAGCATACCCATCATGTTCGATATTAAGAGTTGGTAAGAATTCTTCTTTAACAACTATAAGGTATGTATGGAAATTAAACTTTTCGTCTGTGCTTACAAATGTTTCTAGGGGAATGGATTTTATAAACTTAGGTGTAGGACCTATTTCTTCGGAAATTTCTCTAGTAAGAGCATCAAATGGTGTTTCGCCAGAATTACTTCTACCACCTACTAATCCCCAAACTTGAGATTGTTTACTTTGAGTACGGTGTAAGAATAAAAAACGTTTTGTGTTAAGGGCATAAAATAATGCACCACTACATGATATCTTCTGGCTCATATATATAGTTATTTAAAACTGTATACGCCAAGTGCCGTTTCGATATTCGCCTTCGAATGATAAAACCCATTCACTGCCAGTCCATTTATATTGGACTCCAGTATTTAAGTTAGTAGTGTATTTGATATTTGTTTCAGTACTTGAATCAAATAATACTTCCCATTTCGAACCTGTCCATTCAATAATATCATTTTCGCCTGCAATAAGATCAGTGTTATCGGTGTTTTTCCAAGCAACCGGACCACTAGCATTACTAGCATCACCGATACTACCTAACAGTAATATTCTTACTCCTGGATTTTTAATATTTGATGGATTATAAGTTTTTGGATCGATAATATAATCAATTTTATTTCTATCGCCAGTTGAGCCTGCAATAACCGTGTCACTAGGAATAGTATCACTATCCCAAGTAATTGCTAGTTTAGTATCATCATTAGGATTAATTGCAACAGTACCATTAATACTTTGTGATATGTCTTGTCTTGTAAGTTGTAGTTGACTCACACCAGACGTAAATGATCCTGGTAATGAATCTAACAATTCAGTCCACGGAGTGGAACCAACTACACCTCTATAAATTAATTGTGCTTCGTTACCCATTACAAGTAAATCATAATTATTATACGCAGTAATAGCAAGGCCAGCAGTATCTTTTCTAGTAGCAGGTTGATTATTATCCGGCTGTGTAGGTTGTTCTGCAAGTTCGTCATTATATCGTTTAAACTCAGGAGTTGATTCTCCTAAGTCAATAGTTCCGTTGTCTTCGTTAAAGATGCTCATAATAACACTTGTAATAACTCCAAGTTTTTTAACTTTTGCAGGCGGACTAATATAGATAGGAGTTGTAAATTGTAAACTTCCAACGTCAATCTCACTTTCAGTACCTGTTGGAATACTTCTACCACTCCAAGTAACACCATCTAGATTTACTACACTTAAACTAGTCCAGTCGATATAATTATCAGTTGTTTGAATCTCTAAACTAGGATTAAACAACATTAGGATCTGCTCCATAATTTGTAATTTTTGATCTGTATTAGTTGACCAAATATCTGCTGTTACTTGTAATGTATAAGGAGTTGGCATTAAACGTTCTACTGTAACATTTTTACCTTGTGTATTTAAATATTCGTTATTATCTTCATCATATGCACGTTCACGCAAATGAACCTTGCTTACGTGTGTAGCATCTGCTAATCGATCACGATCTAATTCTAAACCAGTCATATAAACTGCTATGCGAGGAGCACTTGGAATTTTATTTTCAGAATTATCTCTAAGGATATGTCCTACTTGTCTAGTAATGTCGCCGTACATAACAGGAATTTGTCTTAAATTCCCATCGCCATCCTTATAAGAAAAATTACTCATAAGTCTAATCAACTGAGTAATGTATCTTCTTATTTGTCCATCATAAAAATGTTGCATTAATTATCTGCCTTAGGTCTAAGTGCTTGTGAAAGACTTTGTCTTTCTTCTACTTGTTCACCATTAATATCTGATGTTTTAGTATTATTAATAAAGTCTGTCTTATATGTATTTCTATCATTAGTATTTGTCATAGTCATACGTACTTGATCTTCCATCTTAACCCATCTTGTTCCATCGAAGCGGAATAAGCGTTTAGGCAAAAAGTCTGTTCTTAAATAATAGTCACCTTTAGTAGTAGTTAGCGGGAATGATGTTCCAAAACCAAATGCTTCACCGTTAGGCGGAATACCGTCACCGATTAAGTAACCTTGATATCCTTCTCTTTCTGGTGTTTCGTTTACTCTACTTGCATCAATGTTACCATTAGCAATACTAGCATCAATAAGTGTTTCGTCTGCACCCACAAGTTCTGGCTTACCTTCTGCATCAACTTGTAATGTATAAAGAGATGTTGTATCATAACCTGACTTAGGTGCATCGGCTTCTGCTTGATCTAATATAGCATTATTAATTTGCATTTCTTTTTCGTATGTACTAAGCACATCACGTAATGTATTAGTACTTCCTTCTTCTGCCGGTAAATCAAGTATATCTTTAAACTCTTGAGAGTCAACTATTTGTTTTAATTTAACTCTATATAAATGTGGATACCAAGTTTGTGTAAATCCTTCTGCGGCCCTGTTTACATCTTCTACAACATAAAAACGTTTCAATGCTACACTATAATCATTAAGTGCATTTTCGTCTTTTAAGTGAGGTAATTCAAATACGTCACCTGGCATTACTTTTCTGCCTAACGTTTTTACACTATAATTGATCGGTATGGTCATAAACAATGTGTCGTTGGTTAAGAATAAACCAAATTGGCTCATATCAAAGTCAACATCTTGTACATTGTAAATACCTCGAATTACGTAAACATCTGGATCATATTTTCTATCACGGTTTTCCATGAATAACATATCTTGAATGTTAGTTTCTTTTACAGCATCGTAATGAGGCTGTGACGGAGTAGCATCTGCTTCGTCTGGGTTTTTAGGGCCTAAATATTTGTGAACAAATACGTCAGTTCCGCCAACAGTAAACATTTCTGTTACTGTTCTGTCTAGGAACTCGTAATCGTTGCCCTTTTCTGGTTTGTATAAACTTATCCTTGGCATAGTAATAGTATTTATCGTTAGATAATCGTTCGCATAAATACTAATGGAGACTGAAACTTATGGCGACACAAAAACAAGAAATATTTGATTATGTAGCGGCTATGCTAGGAAGTGGCATGGTTGATGTTGAACTAGATCCAGTACATTATGAAGTAGGATTGCAAGCGGCATTTGACAAATATCGTCAACGTTCAGATAATTCTGTAGAAGAATCTTATGCATTCTTAACTACTGTAATTGATCAGAACGAGTATACTTTAGATCCAAACATTATGGAAGTTCGCCAAATTTTCCGTAGATCAATTGGGTCAAGAACAGGTGGTGGTGATGGCGGAACATTGTTTGAGCCGTTTAACTTAGCCTATACAAATACATACTTGCTATCTAGTTCAAATATGGGTGGACTAGCAACTTATAATATGTTTGCAAGTTATCAAGAACTTGTAGGACGTATGTTTGGATCATTTATTGAATTTAAATGGAACAACACTACTAAAAATCTTACAATTCTTCAACGTCCTAGAGCAGAAGAAGAATTACTTTTATACTGTTACAATAAACGACCTGATTCAGAAATATTAAATGACTATCTAGCAAAGCAATGGATTAAAGATTATACACTTGCTAAGTGTAAGTATATGCTAGGTGAAGCACGTAGTAAATTTGCTACTATTGCTGGTCCACAAGGAGGTTCAACTCTAAATGGCGATGCACTAAAAGCAGAAGCACAGGGCGAAATGGAAAAATTAGAACAAGATCTAATGACCAATGTTGCCGGCGGCGTTGGCTACGGCTTTACAATTGGCTAGATTCAACTTGACATCCTTCACATAAGATTATATACTATATACTTCTAATAAGGAGTTTTATATGATCATCGGCATTTGCGGTTTAATCGGTTCTGGTAAAGATACAGTTGCCCAATATCTTATTGATAATCACAATTTTCAAAAAATCTCGTTTGCAGACAAATTAAAAGATTCTGTTGCTGTTATGTTTGATTGGGATAGAGAATTACTTGATGGAAAAACAGATGAATCAAGACAATGGCGAGAGACGCAAGACGACTATTGGACTAAAGAAACTGGACGTACAATTACTCCACGCAAAGTGCTTCAAGAATTTGGCACAGAATGTATGCGTAACGGATTCTATGATGGAATTTGGGTTAGTTTAACTAAGAAAATACTAATAGATAATAAGAATACAAACTTTGTTATACCTGATGTACGGTTTCCTAACGAAGCACTAATGCTTACAAAAATGGGCAGTGAATTATGGCGTGTTCGAAGAGGAGCAGATCCTGTATGGTTTAGAATGTATCAAGATATCGGAGTTGAACCAAAGGATGTTCATGCATCTGAATGGGCATGGGCAAATTCAAACTTTACACAAATTATTGATAACAACAGTACACTTGATGATCTTAAAAATCAGGTGAAAGGTCACCTTGCTTCCACTTCACACCTTTCCGTTGCATAGCAATTTGACAGTTAGCACAAATAGTTTTTAAATTAGCAGGTCTACAATTTTCTAAGTTTCCGTCTATATGATAGACTCTTAATTGTTCTTTATATTCTGCTTTAAACCCGCATTTTTCACATTCGGGTTTTTGTCGATATCCTGATTGATGCCATCGAGGTTTCTTAGGTGTTCCGTTGCGTAAACATCTATCACATTTAGTTCTATAAAACGTTTTGTTGTGTTTTTTATAATTAACGGCTACAGGCCTCTGTCCACAACTGCATAAAGGTCTCATATTGTATTTAGCATACCTTTTTCTGCCCTTTTTCGACGGTAATATAATGTCCTTTTTGAGTGAAACATATAAATACTATTGACAGAACAAAGTTTAAAGTTCAACAGGAGAACACAAGATGGCAAACTTAGTATCACCAGGAGTATCGGTCAGCGTAATTGACGAAAGTTTTTATACGCCCGCTGAGCCAGGTACTACCCCAATGATTTTCGTTGCTACTGCACAGGATAAAGCCAATGCAAGTGGCACAGGTACAGCAAGAGGAACTACACAAGCAAATGCAGGTGTACCTTTCTTGTTAACATCGCAAAGAGATCTTTCAGAGACTTTTGGCGATCCGTTATTTTATACAGATAACAACAACAATCCAATTCACGGTGGAGAACTTAATGAATACGGATTGCAAGCGGCATACTCATACTTAGGCGTAAGTAACAGAGCGTGGGTCGTAAGAGCAGATATTAATCTAGGCGAACTGCAAGCAAGTGCAACAGCACCAGCGGCTGATCCAGAAGATGGAACACAATGGTTCGACACACAAGTTTCAAAATTTGGTATTTTTGAATGGAATGGTAACTCTGTATCATCTACAGGCGGACAAACGTTCACTAACAAAGTACCTACAGTAATTACAGACAATACTAAACTAGTAGGTAATAGCAATACTGGCGTTCCGAAGACTTCTGTTGGACAGGCGGGCGACTATGTTGTTGTTGCAACAACTACTATAAACAAAGTATACTATAAAGCATCTACAGGTGAATGGGTTAAAGTAGGTTCTGACAATTGGGTAGCATCTTGGCCCACAGTTGTTGGTACTGTAAGCAATCCAACTTTCACAGGTGACTTTACTATCAATGGTACAACAGTTACTGGTGGTGGAACACTTGCAGACTTAGTTTTAGACATTAATAACGATGCTACTTTACAAACAGCAGGTATTACTGCTAAAGCAGTTAACAGCAAGTTAGAAATTTATTCAACAGGTGTAGCAGTTGTTATTGCTGATCCAAACAGCAACATTGTTGCAGGATTAGGTTTAACAGCGGCAACTTACCAAGCACCGAAATTAAGTATTGCTCCGCATACAAGCATTCCAGAATACAAGTCAACAGATACTAATCCACGTCCAAGTGGATCTGTTTGGTTTAAGACTACAGATGCTAACCAAGGTGCAAACTTAAATGTTAAAACATTTAACGCAACAACTGGTTTGTGGGAAAAGAAAGATGTTCCGATTTATGCGAACAACGCTTCTGCACTAGAAAAACTAGATTCAACAGGTGGTGGCAAGAACTTATCAATTGATACTTACTATGCACAAACTAATGTTGTTGAAGGTAGTGACGCAGAGTTTGATTTTAAAATCTTCAAACGTGCAACGGCTGGATCAACAGCAGTTGTATCAAGCATTATTCCTTCAAGTGGTGTTGCGGCAAGCACATATACATTTACAGTGGCTGAAACACTAGTTAATGATGCAGACTTTACTACACCAGTAACAGTTAGCATAATTACTACTGGCGCGGCAGGCGACGCTGATGAAATTGCAGGACAAATTAACTCAGCAGGTTTAACAAATGTTATTGCTTCAGTTGACGCACAGAACAGAGTTGTTATTGAACATACATTAGGCGGTGATATTAGATTTGTTGACACAGACGGATTGCTTAACCTTATTGGTTATGCACCTTACGTAAGTGCAACATCTGGTACTGCTAACTTATACTTTGTTCCAGGTACAGACGGTGATACAAATCCAGAACAGTACATGGCATCAAACTGGAGAGTATTATCATATACTGCAAGTGAAGATGCTCCAAATGCACTAGCATCAGATGGTCAACTATGGTACAATTCAATTGTTGACGAAGTTGATATGCTAATTCATAATGGTACTAACTGGGTAGGTTATCAAAATTATCAGTCAGGTAGCATTGATTACGCCGACACTTCACCAGCAGGTCCAATTGTTTCAGCAACTGAGCCAACACAACAATCAGATGGTTCTGATTTAGTTGAAGGTGATCTTTGGATTTCAACAGCAGACTTAGAAAATTATCCACTAGTTTATCAGTATAACTTTACTACTAAAAAGTGGACACTAAGAGATAGTTCAGATCAATCAACTGACAACGGTATTTTATTTGCAGATGCACGTTATAATACAGCAGGTGCAAATAGTGACGAAGCAGGTGATATTACAGATCTACTAGCAAGCGATTACTTAGATCCAGACGCTCCAGATCCAGCATTATATCCAAAAGGTATGTTGCTTTGGAATTTAAGACGTTCAGGATTTAATGTTAAGAAATTTGTACGTAACTACATTGACACTACAGAAGATAACGGACGTGGTAGCGATGATGGTTCTTCAATGGATGCTTACTATCCACACAGATGGGTAACTGAAAGTGCTAACCAAGCAGACGGTTCAGGTTCATTTGGTAGAAAAGCACAGCGTAAAGTTATTGTACAATCATTCCAAGCAATGGTTAATAGCAATGATGACATTAGAGATAATGAATCACGTATCTTTAACTTAATGGCAACACCAGGATATCCAGAACTAATTGGCGAAATGATTTCACTAAACTATGACAGAGGCTTAACTGCGTTTGTTGTTGGTGATTCTCCATTCAGACTAAAAAGCGATGGTACTACATTAAACAACTGGGCAACTAACGTTGCAGGTGCAGTTGAAGATAATGATCAAGGTCTAGTAAGTAATGACGAATACCTAGGTATTTTTTACCCAAGTTTATTCACAAGCGACAATGCAGGAAATAACGTAGTTGTTCCAGCATCGCATGGTATACTAAGAACTATTGCACTAAGTGACAATGTTTCTTATCCATGGTTTGCACCAGCAGGAACTAGAAGAGGCGGCATTACAAATGCTACTTCCGCAGGTTACATTGATGCAGAAGGTGAATTTAAAACTGTTGCACTTAACGAAGGTCAAAGAGATACATTGTACAGCAGTGCAGTTAATCCGATTACATTCTTAACTGGTTCTGGACTTGTTAACTTTGGTCAAAAGACAAGAGCAAGAAACGCTAGTTCTTTAGATAGAATTAACGTTGCACGTTTAGTAATTTACTTACGTTCACAATTGAACAAACTTGCTAAACCATATATCTTTGAACCTAATGATAAGATCACTAGGGATGAGATTAAACAGCAAGTTGATAGTTTAATGCTAGAACTTGTAGGACAAAGAGCGTTATATGATTTCCTAGTAGTGTGTGATGAATCAAACAACACACCAAATAGAATTGATCGTAACGAGTTATATGTAGATATAGCGATTGAACCAGTAAAAGCAGTAGAATTTATTTACATTCCACTAAGACTTAAAAATACTGGTGAGATAGCGGGCCTATAACATGATAAATAATATTAATAGGAGCAAATAAAATGGCAATTTCATCACTCTCAAGATTAACAGTGCCTTTGGATAGTAACGCGAGTTCTTCCGCTCAAGGTTTGTTAATGCCAAAACTGCAATACCGCTTTAGGGTATCGCTAGAAAACTTTGGTGTAAGTACACCAACTACTGAATTAACCAAACAGGTAGTTGATGTTACAAGACCTAACGTTTCATTCGAACAGATTACACTTGATGTATATAACTCACGTGTGTACCTAGCAGGTAAACACACTTGGGAACCAATTACACTTAACTTACGTGAAGATGTTTCAAACAATGTTCAGAAACTTGTAGGCGAGCAACTACAGAAGCAATTCGACTTCTTCGAACAGTCGAGTGCGGCTTCAGGCGCGGATTACAAATTCGTTACACGTATCGAAATTTTAGATGGTGGTAACGGAGCGAATACGGCAAGTGTGCTAGAGACTTTTGAATTGTACGGTTGTTATCTTGAGAGTGCAAACTACAACTCATTAGCGTATTCAACTAATGATCCTGTAACTGTTGCACTATCTATTAGATACGATAACGCAATTCAAACACCACAAGGTACTGGTATTGGTACTGCTGTAGGCAGAACTGTAAATACTCTAGTTACTGGCGGTGGCGCAAGTTAATTAAAGTTTTAATTAAAAATATTAAAGGCGGCTTTATGTCGCCTTTTTTATTATCTGCGTACTTTTTATATTAGATAAATATTAGTATGGCAGACATATCCAAATTTCTTAACAACTTAGCCAGTGGTGCTCTCAACCCTAAAGGCAATCTTGCAGACTTTCAACATGGCGCAAGATTATATGTTGATGATAATTTTAAATTTGCTCCAAAGCAAAAATTCCTTTATCATGTTGCATTTAATATTAATCCTCAAGCATCAGCAATTATTCCACAGTTAACACAAAAGCATAGTAATACAATTAATATGCTTGTAAAAAGTGTAGACTTGCCTAAGTTTGATATTACTACTGAAGTCAAACACGCATATAATAGAAAACGTGTTTTACAAAAACGTATTGACTATAGTCCATGTAATGTTACATTCCATGATGACAATTATGGATTAACAACAGCGATGTGGGAAGCATACTATAGATATTATTACAGAGATGGTAACTATGCATCAGTTGATCAAGCAGGTAATCCTGAACAAACAGCAACAGCATACAACAGAGGAAACATATACGGAACAGATGCACAAAATAAATTTCGTTATGGTTTTGATAATGACAGTTATAGCCCATTCTTTAACAGTATTATTGTATATCAAATGTCAAGGAAAAGATATACAGCATATACGCTAGTTAATCCGATAATTCAAAGTTGGCAACACGATACTATGGATCAGTCTGTAAGTGATCCTGTACAAAGTACTATGTCAATTCAATTTGAAACAGTTTGGTATTCGCGAGGTCCAGTGTCAAAAGGGTCAGCACCAAAAGGATTTGCAACAGAACATTACGACCAAACTCCAAGTCCACTAACATTGGCTGGTGGAGGAACATCAAGTTTATTCGGTGTTGGAGGAGTTGCGTCTGGTACCGCTGATGTATTTGATGATATTACTAGTGGCAGAGCATTTAGTTCTCCGGGGGCACTATTAGGTACAGTATTAAAAGCAGGTAATATTGCTAAAAATGTCAAGTCTTTAAGTAAAGACGGTTTAAGACAAGAAGGATTTCAAATTTTAAAAGGAGCGTTAGGAGACATAAGTGGTGCACCAGTTGGCGGCGTTGCAAATTCATTGTTTCCAAAGTCAGCAGGCAATGGAGGATTGAACAATGTTGTTACAGCAATCGCAGGAGTAAGTGCAGTTGCTAAAATTGCTTCACTAGCACAAACAACTAGTTTATCAGATGCTAAAGCGGCTCTCGAAGCAAATCCAGATGCATTAGCAGACTTAACAAAGTCAACAACATTTAAAAAGACACACCTAGCAGGAGGAGGCGATCCTAGTGTCAATGCTATTAATAATGCATGGGAAACTACTAGTGCCTCATTTAAGACTGCTCAGAATAATGAAACGTTAAATAACTTAGGAAACATAATTAAAGGTGCATAATGGCTAGTAACTTACCAAAGACACAATCAAGAGACAGCGCAAGTGAAGTAAAGCAATTTTATAATCAGTATTTTACTGACTTTATTAATTTTCCTTCAAATGATGTTGACGCAGTAATTGGATTTTTTGAAAATAGAGGATTTAGTAAAACAGGCGCCATTGCAGTTGGAACTGTGCTACTCCAACAAGCAAAGTTAGACGGTATTAAAGTTTTTGAATTATTAGATACATTAAAGCAAACTGATCAAGTACAATTAAGCAGTGTAGTTACAGAAGTATTAAACTACAATAGAGAAAAAATTTCTACACTAGGTTATAAAGTTGATAATACTTCAAATAGAATCGAAGCACGAAACATAGAGGTGTAGCATGGCTAAATTTGCCCAAGGGCGATATAACCTCAAAAATCCAGACAAATACGTAGGACGCAAAACACCACTATATAGAAGTAGTTGGGAATTTGCTTTTATGAAGTTCTGTGATGAAAATCCCAATGTTGCTAAGTGGGCCAGTGAAGCAGTTAAGATACCTTATCTTAATCCGTTAACAGGTAAACACACAGTTTATGTTCCAGACTTCTTTATTGCATATGCAGATAAGAATGGCAAACAACGTGCAGAAGTAATTGAAGTAAAACCGGATAATCAAACTACACTTGAAAGTGCAGGACGTAATAAGTATAAACAAGCACAAGTAGTACTTAATATGGCTAAATGGGAAGCCGCTAGAGCATGGTGTAGAGATAAAGGACTATTTTTTAGAGTAATTACTGAAAAGGATATGTTCCATCAAGGAACACGTAAAGGCTAAATAATAGTAGCATATAATGGATTTTAAGTTATGAAGAAACTAGAAGAATTGCTTAATTTGCCCGAGTCTAAAGAAATTGTAGACGAAGCAAAATCTGAAGCAAAAGCAGAAGCAAAAACGGCTGTTATTGAACGTGAAGAAACACAGCGTAGTATTGCTGAATTAGATAAGATTAGTTCTGCACTTCCACAAGTTAAAGGCCTAGGAGAAATGGCTGATAAAGAACTTAATGAAGTTGCAGATAAAGCCATGCAAGCATACGAAGATCTAATGGACTTGGGTATGAATGTAGAAAGCCGTTATAGTGGTAGAGTTTTTGAAGTAGCCGGCGGTATGCTTAAAACTAGTTTAGATGCTAAAGTTGCTAAGTTAGATAAGAAACTTAAAATGGTAGAATTGCAACTTAAAAAAGAAAAACAAGATAAAGACGGTGGAAACGACGATGATCTAGTTTCAGGTGAAGGATATGTAGTTGCAGACCGAAATAGTTTACTTGAAAAATTGAAAAACATGGATAAATAACATTGTAATAGGAAACGGATATGAAATTATACAGCGAATATTTAACAGAAGCATACAACAATAAAACTTACGAGTTTAAGATTGGTGTTGCTGGCGACAACGATGGTGTTGCAGATAAACTTGAAATGTGTCTTAAAAAGTTTGGAGTTACAAATATTACTCCAGGCAAAAAAACACCAATTCAAGAACGCCCACTAGATTTTCCACAGTTGCAAAACGAAGAAGTAACTTATTACGAAGCAACTATTACATATCCAACACACGCTGAAGCATTACAAGAGTATCTAGGTTATAATATTGGTAAATCACAATCACACATTATGGTACGCAATATGAATGCTCCACAAGAAGTTTATCAAGAGATTAACGATGCACCATATGAAATAAAACTTACTAAAGAAGATATGGGCGGCGAATCAGCACAAGAAAATGTTGGAAACAACAGAGTTATGGATTTGCTTAAAGAGTTAGAAACTGCTCGTAAAGAACACGAGTACGATCCAACTGCTACTGCAAAGACTATTACATCAGACCAACCAAAAACAGAAATGACTGACGTTAAGTCTAAAAGTCCAATAGGGAGTTAATTATGAGATTAGATGACATTTACAAAAAGATTCAGCAATTGGACGAGGCGATGAATGAAGCCGCTTCTGCTTCGATTAATATGTCAGGCGACAATGCTGAGGACGTTATAAAATTAATGAATGCACTTAAAGGTGGTTCGGGCGCAGATTCAATTGACAGTATTCCAACTGCAATTAAGAAACCAGTTGCACCTATGCCTGTTATGGGTCCACCAGATATGAGCGACGACATGGCTAAGTTAAGAGACATTGTAGACGGTCCAAAAGATAGAGATCAATTGAAGCCGGGCATACAGGGAGAACCATGTAAGATTTGCGGTAAAGATCATTTAGGCAATTCAGGATGTGGAGAAGATATTGAAACAAGTGAAGGCGCTGGCGTAAGTTTAGATCAAGCACGTGAATACTTTTTTGATAAGCATGACTTTGCTGATGAAAATGTTCAAGGCGAATATGACGAAATGGCAAGCAAAATGTCTCCAGAAGATGCTGAGACACTTAAAAAAGAACTTGAAGAATTTTATCCTGATGTTACTTTTGAAGGTTATGCTAACGAGCCAGATGAAAGTTATCAAGATCAGCATTATATGACTAAAGATTTATCAGGCGGTAGTGAACAAGGTCAAAAGAAATCATATCCAAAAGCGGCTGGCGGAGATAATCCAATGGCACTAGAGGCTGAAATTGCAAAAAGTTTAGCGGCACAGTTAAAAACATTTATGTCTGAAGGTAAAGGCTGTGAATGTAATGACGGCGGCTCATGTGATTGCGACGATAGTTGCGAAGATTGTAGTTGTAAATAGTTTACTCAAAGGCTATTTCAAATAGGGCCTCCGGGCCCTATTTTTTTGAGTAAATACTAGTATGGCAAACAAAAGTTTAGACGGTGTACTAACTAAGAAAGCACACCAAAAAGAAAAGTTTACACAAGTACAGATTGAGGATTTGGCTAACTGTATGGATCCTGAATCGGGGTATCTATATTTTGCTAGGAAGTTCTTCTATATTCAACATCCTGTAAAAGGTAAAGTGTTGTTTGAACCTTATGATTATCAAACACGACTACTTTCAAGTTATCACGATCATCGATTTAATATTAATATGTTACCTAGACAGAGCGGAAAGACTACTACTGCCGCAGGATATCTATTATGGTATGCAATGTTTCATCCAGACCAAACAATTCTAATTGCCGCTCACAAATATACAGGTGCCCAAGAAATTATGCAACGTATTAGATACGGATATGAACTGTGTCCTGATCACATACGTGCTGGAGTTGTTAACTATAATAAAGGGTCAATGGAATTTGAAAATGGATCACGTATTGTAGCACAAACAACCACAGGCAACACAGGACGTGGTATGAGTATCTCATTACTATACTGTGACGAGTTTGCGTTTGTGCAACCTAACATTGCTACAGACTTTTGGACTTCGATATCACCTACACTAGCAACTGGTGGTCGTGCTATTATTACAAGCACACCAAACTCAGACGAAGATACATTTGCTATTATTTGGAAAGAATCTCAAAACAAATTTGATGAACACGGCAACGAACAACAAGTAGGTATTAATGGTTTCCATGGGTTTACTGCATCCTGGGACGAACATCCTGATCGAGATGATGAATGGAAGAAAACTGAATTAGGACGTATCGGAGAAGAAAGATTCCGTCGTGAGTATGGTTGTGAATTCTTAGTATTTGATGAAACACTAATTAATTCAATTAAACTTGCGTCAATGGAAGGTAACGATCCAATTGAGAATATGGGCCAAATACGTTGGTATAAAAAATTAGATCCAACACAAACTTACACAATTAGTTTAGATCCTGCTATGGGCACAGGCGGTGATTACTCTGCTATCCAAGTGTTTGAAGTTCCTTCATACAAACAAGTTGCAGAATGGAGACACAACACAACTCCTATTACTGGGCAAGTTAGAATACTAAAAGAAATTTGTGACTATATTAAAGAAACAACTAGGAATAATACTGCTAGTAACATTTATTGGAGTATAGAAAATAACACAATTGGAGAAGCGGCTTTAATTGTTGTTCAGGATATTGGCGAAGAAAATATACCAGGGCTATTTGTAAGTGAACCTATGCGTAAAGGACACGTTAGAAAATTCCGTAAAGGATTTAATACTACCCATGCTACTAAAATTAGTGCTTGTGCTAAATTAAAGAGTATGGTAGAATCAGATCTTATGACGATTAACAGTAAAGCATTAATATCAGAACTTAAAGGATTTGTAGCAAGTGGAACAAGTTTTAAAGCAAAGCCGGGTGAAACTGACGATTTAATCAGTGCAACACTACTGGCATTAAGAATGATGAAAGTTTTAAAGGACTGGGATCCTAGAGTGTACAATACATTTAAGCAAGATCACGTAGATGGAGAGGATTATGAGCCGCCGATGCCAATTTTTGTATCTTCCGGCTTCTAGATAAATACTAATATGTTAAACTTAGACAAAATTGCAGAAGAACTTTTTAATAAGATTAGAGGTCGTTATCCTAAAGTAACACTAGGAGACGAAAACTCTCTTATTACAAATGTGCCAAATAAAGCACGATTTTTTGATTTTGAGTTTAGTAAAGGAAATAAAGTAAATATTACTGTTGACGAAAAATCAGTAACTGTACTATATAATAACAAATTACTATCAGATGACAGCAAAATTCAAAAAGAAGACTGGTATGGTTTTATGAAAGAATTAAGAGTTTTTGCTAAAAAGCGTATGCTTAATTTTGATACTCGAGATATTACTAAAACAAACTTAGATAAAAGAGATTATCAGTACATAGCAACAAATAGACCCGGAGAAGAAAAAATGAGTGAAAGTAAGATGTATGGAACTAGTAGAACTAGTTTCCAAGATTTAGGAAATGCTAGACTTGTAGTCAAGCATAGAAATGCAGTTGATCAAGAAAATCCTGCAGGACGTACACAACAAATTGATAGCATTTATATTGAAAGCAGTGAGGGTGAAAGATTTAAATATCCTTACAGACATCTCAACGGTGCAAGAGCAATGGCTATGCACGTTTCAGAAGGTGGCAATGCATATGACACATTTGGTAAGCACATCGTATCACTCAGCGAAGAACTTAGCAAACTACGTCAATTCAAAACTTATATGAATCGTTCAAGTGTAATGGCTGAGGGTCTTGCTGGTTACATGGACATTGTTAATGAAAGAATTGACACTGTTAAAGAAACAGTTTTTAAATTACAAAGACAAAATTATTACAAAGAAGCATTTGAATCATTTGAAGAAACAGTAATGGAAGAAGTACCAACTGACGTAAGTTCAAACTGGATTGATGAATTAACTATTCGTCAATTTAATGAAGAACTAAAAAGTGTATTCCCTTACATTTATAATCTTGTTAAAGAAAATACAAAACCTACACAGATTGGTCCGGAAGATTTGTTAGGCGAAGAAAAATTAGATTTTAGTGACAAGAATAAAGAACTATCTATGTGGCTGGCAAAGTATGACGAATACACCGGCGGCAATGGTGATGGATTACCTATGGGCTGGATCAAAGCCATGACATCAACTGGGATTGTAAGTGATGGATATGAGCAAGACGAACTTATAGCATTTGAAAAGAAAATTGGCAAAGAAGAATCCGAGTGGGAAGATGCAGAATGGGATGAATTTAGAAAGCCTGAAAATTCTCCAATCACTTCAAAAATGTTTGCAGACTTAGCAAAGATTATCGGCACAGACGATCATGATGAAGATGTTGCTCGTGCTGTCAGCGATGCATTAAGTATCGGCGAAGGTGAAACAAATAAAGCAGACAGCATGAACATGGAAGAAGCAGATGATGGTAAGAAAGAACAACTCCAGGCATGGTATGAAAAGTATAACCAATATGACCCTGCAGACATCGGTAGTTTAGCAGACGGTATGTTTAAGTTCTTTCAAGATTCGGGTGTGGATTTAGACACAGTCGAAAAAAGTGAATACGATGCACTCGTAGCAAAACACGGCGAAGACAAAATAGAAGGTAATGCCTTGAGATTTTTAAGTGATGAGGATACACCTATCACTAAAGCAATGTTCGACGAGTTTGAAAGAATAATGGGCGAACCTGCAGATGAAGAAAGTTCAGAAAAAGCGGTATCATTGCTGGGACTGGATGAAGGTATGAACATGGAAGATGCATATGCTTCACACTTAGACAATATAGTTGCTACATCAAAACACGAGCAAGGTCCAGAACAAAACGAAGGCTCAGTACCTAACTACCTTGACAGCGAATGGAAAGATAAGTTAGCGGCTTGTGCTAAAGGTGAAGAAGGCGGTGAAGACGCAGTGTGCGATATGCTGGATAAGTTTGATATTCCAAAAGACAAAGCCGGCGATTTAATTCAAAAACAAATTGACAAAAAGTTTAAAGGCATTGGAGTAATGTTTAAAAATCCATTGAAAGCGGATCCTGAATGGGACAACCTACAAAAATTAGTTGATCGCTTAAAAGGCAAAAGTATGGGCGAAGGCAACGAATTTGCACAAAAGGTACAAGCACTAAAAGCCAAAGGTGCTAAGCCAGGAACTAAATTCAAAACATCAGACGGTGAAGAACATACACTCGAAGATGCTATTAGATTAGCAGGACTACAAGTTGAAGACTTTTGGACTGCTGAAGAATTAGTATCTGAAAGCGAACTTCCAAAAAGTCCCAAAGTATTAAAACTTGTTATTGATGATTTGAAAAAATTTAAAGCGGAACAAGAAGAAGCAAAAAAACAAGGCTATGACGAAGATGTAAGAATGATGCAAGGTCGAATTGACGATATGATGGACATTGCAAATCTTATAAAGGATGGTGGTCCTATAGCCGCTTTGGATACATCAGTACAGGACCTTATTGTAGATTACTACGAAAAAGCAGGTGAGCCGTTACCATTTGCAAAAGAAGCAGATGATGACACTATGGATATCAAAATTGACAAAGACGGTGCGTTATCAAAAGCAGATGCTCCAGACAAGTTACACGATAAAGAAGAATTACCTTTAGATGAGTTTATCAAAGGACACTTTGATTACACTTCTAATCAATTCCCTAAAGGTGAAACTGCGGTCATGACAGCAGTTGAAAAGAAGTATGGTGACGAAGCAATAAAAGATGCTATGAACATCATGAAGGAATTGGTTACAAATCAAGATGAAGAGATGGCAAGAATTAAGACTTTAGCGGGTTTGGCTCACTAAGTCACTTTTTTGACAAAGTTTCACTTGACTTTATAAGTAAGTTTGTGTATTATAGTAAATGTACTGCACAATCTAGGCAATACAATAACAGCCAAAGGCAAATAACATAGGAGGCTTTAATTATGGCAACATTAGCAGAAATTCGTGCTAAACTAAAAGAACAAGAATCACGCACAGGTGGTTCTAATCAATCAACAAGCGGCGACAACGCCATTTACCCATTTTGGAACTTAAAGGAAGGCGAGCAGTCAACTGTACGTTTCTTACCTGATGGTGACGAAAATAACACTTTCTTTTGGAAAGAGCGTTTGATGATCAAACTACCTTTCGCAGGTGTTAAGGGTGAAACAGACTCACGTCCAGTTCAAGTACAAGTACCATGTATGGAAATGTATGGTGAATCTTGTCCAATCCTAAGCGAAGTTCGCGGATGGTTTAAAGATCCAACTCTAGAAGATATGGGTCGTAAGTATTGGAAAAAGCGTTCATACGTATTCCAAGGTTTTGTAACTGAGAACGGTCTTAATGAAGACAAAACTCCAGAAAATCCAATCAGACGTTTTATTATTGGTCCACAAATTTTCCAAATCATTAAGGGTGCATTAATGGATCCTGAAATGGAAGAACTACCAACTGATTATACAGCAGGAGTAGACTTTAGACTTATTAAAACTTCTAAAGGCGGCTATGCTGATTACTCAACATCACAATGGTCACGTAGAGAGCGTCCATTAACTGATGCAGAGATGCAAGCAGTTAACACAAATGGATTGTTTAACATGAGCGACTTTTTACCTAAGAAACCAGGTGAAGTAGAAGTTAAAGTAATGCAAGAAATGTTCCAAGCATCAGTTGACGGTGAAGCATATGATCCGGAACGTTGGGGACAGTACTTCCGTCCAGCAGGGATGGCGGCACGTACAGGTGATCCGAATACTCAATCATCTGCTCCGACTACACCAGTATCGACAGCACCAGAGGCTACAACTACACCAGTAGTAGAAGCACCTGCGGCGCCAGCACCAGAAGTAGCACCGGTGTCGGCACCAGCAAGCGATAATGGTAAAGCCGAAGATATCTTGGCAATGATCCGTTCACGTCAAGCACAGTAATAATAATTAAAGGGTGGCTTCGGTCACCCTTTTTATGCTAAAGGAGAAACCATGGCTAGTAAAGCATTTGACGTTTCTAAGTTTCGTAAAAACTTAACTAAATCTATTTCAGGCATGAGTGCAGGATTTAACGATCCTACTGATTGGATTAGTACAGGTAACTATGCACTCAACTTCCTTATCTCAGGAGACTTTAACAAAGGTGTTCCACTAGGTAAGGTAACTGTTTTTGCAGGAGAATCTGGTGCAGGTAAATCATATATCTGTGCAGGTAACATTGTAAAGGCGGCACAAGATCAAGGCATCTTTGTAGTTCTAATTGACTCAGAGAACGCACTTGATGAAACATGGCTACAGGCTCTTGAAGTTGACACAAGTGAAGAAAAACTTCTTAAACTTAATATGTCAATGATTGATGATGTAGCAAAAACAATTTCAACATTTATGGCAGACTATAAAGAAATGCCGGATGAAGAACGTCCTAAAGTATTATTTGTTATTGATAGTTTAGGTATGTTGCTAACACCTACTGATGTTGATCAGTTTAACAAGGGTGATATGAAAGGTGATATGGGTCGTAAGCCTAAGGCATTGACTTCACTTGTTCGTAACACAGTTAATATGATTGGCTCACACAATGTTGGCTTGGTATGTACTAACCATACATACGCATCGCAAGATATGTTCGATCCAGATGATAAGATTTCAGGTGGACAAGGATTTATCTATGCATCTTCAATTGTTGTAGCAATGAAAAAACTAAAACTAAAAGAAGATGAAGATGGTAATAAAATTAGCGAAGTGCGTGGAATTAGAGCAGGTTGTAAAGTAATGAAAACACGTTACGCAAAACCGTTCGAAGGCGTACAAGTTAAAATTCCATACGAAACTGGTATGAATCCTTACAGTGGACTTGTTGATCTTTTTGAGAAAAAAGGTATGCTTGTTAAAGATGGTAACAGACTTAAATATGTTACTACTACAGGCGAAGAAGTTAAAGAATATCGTAAAGTTTGGGAAGCCGGCGGCACTTTATTAGATCAAGTCATGAATGACTTTAGTAACCGTGAGGAAGAACTAATTACAGATGAAGAGGTTCAAATCGAACCTGATGAAACTGTAGTACAGGAACCAGTAACTGAGGAGTAATTTGTTTTATGGATAGTTCACAAGTTGTAGATATATGGAATCTTTTTAAAGAGCATACAGATAAGAAACATCTCGAAACACTTGCTGAAAGGTTTGTTGATCTTTTAGCAGATTATGGTGTTGGTGATGATGCGCTTAAAGATGCCATTGGTAACTGCGATTTCCTTGATTCAGCAATTAACTATTATCTTGATATAGATGAAGAACTAGTTTCAGACGATGATGATTGGGATTAATAATGTGGTATAGCAAAATATCAAAAGATATTAGCCATATTCCAGATGCTATATCATACTTCGAAGCAGAACTTATTGAAGCAAAAAAAGAAATCCGAATTTATGGAAATCTAGAGAAGGCCGCGGCAGAAATGCCCGGCCTTGTCGAGCATCGTTTTAATCAATTACAAGAACTTGAAGCAATACTTGAGTATCTTAATATCGAACTTCGTAGACTTCGTAGTAGTTTTTTTAAAAAATATCTTGAAAACTATCAACGTGCATTAAGCAGTCGTGACGTTGAAAAATACGTTGACGGTGAGGCAGACGTTGTTGACTACGAAAAGATTATTAACGAGTTTGCTCTTATGCGTAATAAATGGTTAGGAATCTCGAAAGGACTTGATCAGAAGCAATGGCAGATTACAAACATTACTAAGTTACGTGTAGCGGGCATGGAAGATGCATCAATTTAACAATGAACTAGATACCCTTATGTCCAAAGTTAAAAAAGGACAAATGGAAAGATCCGAATATGCTTACATTGCCGAAAGACTTGGAAATAAAAATTTATTAATATTTGGTACCGGACATGATTCTCAATTTTGGAGACACGCTAATACCGGTACTACAATTTTTCTAGAACATGATCCGGAATGGGTACTAGAAAAAACTAAAGATGTATTCTTAATTGAATATACATCAAACATAAAAGATTATCAAAAACTATTAGACGAATACAATTCTAATAACTTTTCTAACTTAGAAATTACCTTACCTTCTGTTGTTTATGAGCACGAATGGGACGTAATATTTGTTGACGGACCTCCAGGAAATAAAAAGAAAAGTATCGGACGTATGCAAAGTATCTATATGGCTAATAAATTAGCAAATAAGAATACTGATATATTTGTACATGATTGTAATCGTATTGTCGAAGACGTTTATACTAAGGCATTCTTTAACATACAAGAAGAATTAGTTAAACTTAGACACTGTAGGAAAAAATAATGAATCGTATAATTTCTTTTGATCCTCGAGATCTAACATTTATTACAACTGCTAATAACTTATATGTTAATTTCGTAGAACCGTTTATATACTTTTGTAAAACTAGTAATCCTGGTTGTAAGATTGAAATTTGGGTTGATGACTTAAATGCAGTATCAAAAATAAATGATCCAGATGTTAGAATTCATCAATTACCAAACACTTATCATGTTGCAACATATAGATACATTTTAACACCAACTTGGGAAACTAAGTATTACTATATTACTGATGTAGATATAATGCATACTGAATTTGTTCAACCATTTCATTTAATGCTTATGCAAGAATCTGGGTTGCCATTTAGTAATATTATACGCAACAAAAAAGGTCAACATAATCGTATGAGTGGTTTACATTTTGTAAAATCTCAATGGTACGAAGATACAAAAAATATAAGACCGCGAATTGAACCTAAAGGACAAGACGAAGAAATGTTATATCAGATTGCAAATAGCATTTATGATTTAGGAAAAGTTACTAAAGGTTTATCTAATAGACCTGTACAAGGAATTCATTGTTCGGTAGGACGTAATCCTAGAGATAAACAATCGTGGGAACTTACATCACAACGATCGGCTTATTTTGTTGATGCAATTTTAAAACATGGAACATTTAATCCATGGTTTGAAGAAAAAGTATGTAGGCCAATAATAGGCGAAGATACATTTGATAAAATGAGAAAACGTAGACGGATATGAAGTTCAACATTGTAGTTGCTAGTGACATTAATTTAAAACGGTTTATTAATCCTTGCATTGACAGTATTAAGAAAATAGGATATGATCCAATGGTGTATGATCTTGGCGGACTAGGATATGGTAAGCCTTTTGAAAGTACAACTAGCGATAAAGCACTTCAGAAATTTCCTAAAAAGCCATTTGTTATTAAAGATGCATTACAACGTATTCCAAAAGATAGTTGGCTTGCATGGATTGATATTGATTGCATTATGCAACACCCTATAGACGATGCTATTGGGGAGTATGACGTAGGAGTAACCTTTAGAAAAAATCATTTAAACTCTGGTGTAAATTTTTGGAAACACAACAGTAGAGCATTACACTTTCTAGATGTTTGGAGTAAAGAAGCATTACTAGTAGGTGGTGATCAAAACGGTCTTAATAGGATATGTAAAATTACATCTGGTTCAAGTGTTAACACTATACTTGATATTGAAGGTGCTAAAGTAAAAGTTTTTGATTCAAGAGTTTATAATAATTTCTTTTTCAAGAAAGATCAAAGTAACGCAAGAATACTACATTACAAAAGTAAGTTTAGAAATAGGTTTCCCTTTGATGAAGTATGATTTTATAGAAATAGGAACTAGTAATTTTCATACATTGATTGAAAATGCTAATAATGAAATTGGTATTTCGATCGAACCTATGAAAAAATATCTAGATCAGTTGCCAACTCCAAGTAATGTTATTAAGTTAAATTGTGCAATTAGTTTTGACGGTAGTAATAATTTGATTGATTTTTACTATATTGATCCTGATACTATTAAGCACCTCAACTTAAAACCTTTTATGAAAGGGTGTAACTCAATAGGAAACTATCATCCTATGCACATAAAATATAATGTACAAGAACACGTAACTATAGACAAGGTAGAACAACGTTCTTTAAAATCTGTTCTTGAAGAATATAATGTTACCGAATTAGATTACTTAAAAATTGATACAGAAGGTGGCGACTGTAAAATCATGCAACAACTATATAACATTAAATTCAAACCAAAAAAAATTAAGTTTGAAACAAACAGTCTAGCAAACCCAGATGATGTTGCACATATACTAGATATATTTTCTAAAATTGGCTATGATATTAGTTGGGATAATAAAGCCAAACGAGACACTATCTTAACATTGCATAGTTAAATATTGCTGATGAAACAGCAACTGATTAACCATATATTAGATAAATTCCCTGAAACATACGAACTGCAAAAGCAGTATAGAAGTCATCCTGACTACAGTTTATTAACATTAGAAAACTTTATTCCTCAAGATTTAGTTACACTAATGGCTAAAGAACTTGACGATATTCCATTAGAAGACTGTAAGCATTTTACAAGAGCAGGATCGTGTATGTATGAATTTAACAATGTAGATCGTACACCTGTACAAGACGCTGTTGTACACGCACTACACAGTGGTACATTTATTAAATGGTTACAAGAAGTTACAGACACAGTTGATTTAATTCCTGATCCGCATCTCATTGGTGCAGGATATATGAAATCATTTACTGGCGATAGTTTAAAAGTTCACTCAGATTTTAACTGGAATGAACAACTTAGACTGCATCGTATGTTAAGTGTAGTAATATATCTCAATGATGAATGGCAAGATGATTGGGGAGGACAGTTGCAGTTTTATGATACAAAAAGACAAAAGGTACATACTAAAGTACCAGTAGGACCAGGCAACTGTGTAATATGGAACTACAATAATTTTGCATTCCATGGTTACCCAGAACCAATGACTTGTCCCGAAGGTGTAAGCAGAAAGGGTATTAGGTTTTTCTATTACGTCAGTAATGCCAAGCATGATGACAAACATCCACCACATCGTAGTTTATATTGGTATGATGAAAAAACAGGAACGCCATACGATCAGCCATGGAACAAATAAACATTACATTACCTGAATTAAATTATATACGTTTGCCATATAGAGCAATGGATAACGTTTCAGTTCAGGGTAGAGCAACTGCATTTGAAAGTCAAAACAAACGATATCATCTTGCTGGATTTACAAAAGAAAACACAAAGTATGAACAATGTTTTCCTGTAACAGATGATTACGTACAGTTTGGTGCTACACTTTTTGATAGATGCACGGTAGCAGTAATGAAGCAGATGCCTGGACAAACACTACCAAGTCACGTAGACACATTTTACAAAATTTCAAACGATTACGGTGTAGACCCGAAAGACTGTATTCGTGTAAACATCTTCCTTGAAGATTGGAAATCGGGTCATTATTTTGAAATAAATGAAAATCCGGTCTTGCAATGGAAGCGTGGTGATGCTATAATAATAGAAAAAGATGAACCGCATTTGAGTGCTAACAATGGTATGGTGCCTAAGTACACTATGCAAGTAACTGGAGTAAAAAATGAATTTAAGGGGTGCTAAACCTGTACCTGATAATAAGGTAAAACAGTTTATTGAAAGTTTAAATCCTGTAAAAGATTTATACAATCCAAAACTTCCACAAGAATTTAAGTACGAATTTGTAGATTGGATTTTATCAAGCGAATTTAATTTTATTAAAGGTATTGAAGAGTTTCCAGACATTACACTATGTAACGGAACTGTGCAAGCATTTGATCATTTCCATTATAGGCACAAAGAAAAACGTTTTAGATTTTTTAAAGGCGAGTTTATGTATCATCAGGCTTGTCTAAAAAACGGAAGTCAATTTGAATGGATTAATGATAAACCATTAATGGAAGGTGACGCACTTATACTAAGTGTCCCTTTCAGTGATAGAGGTATTCAACACCCTGCAACAGATATGTTGTTGTTAAATGCAGAACAGTTTAATATTCCTGTACTACTTGATTTTGCTTATTATCCTTGTACAAAAAATATTAATTTAAATCTTAGCAACTACCCAGCAGTAGAAACGATTACATTTAGTATTAGTAAAGCATTCTACGGTGCAGAGTTTTTAAGAGTAGGTGTTCGTCTTGAACGTGCAAACACAGACGACGGCATTGATGTATTCAATTCTGTTGATATGCACAATAGGATAGATTTAAGTATAGCAAGTAGTTTAATTAAAACCTTTCCGGTTGATTGGAACTGGAAAACATACACTGATGTATACAATCAAGTTTGTGAAGAAAAGAATCTTCAACTAACAGATTGTATTATGTTTGGTCTTGGCGGAGATGAGTACAAAGAGTATAATCGAGGCGGAGAAGTCAATCGTGTTTGCATTAGTGATTTAATAGGAGAGAAAGTAAATGACAATAGTAAGTAGTCATAATGATTGGGATCCGTTAGAGGAAGTATTTGTAGGTATTGCAGATCATGCACGTATTCCTACAGTGGATAAATCAACACACAGTTTCGGATTTGCTGATTGTAAATGGGAACACATTAAGGATCTTGAAGGACCTAGTCCAGAATGGGTAATTAATGAAGCAAACGAGGATTTAGACAATTTTGCAAAAGTATTATCTGATTTAGGTGTTAAAGTAAGACGCCCCGAATCAATTGACCATTCAAAGGAGTTTGGCTCTCCTGACTGGAAAACAACAGGGTGGTACACGTATTGTCCGCGTGATTTATTGTTGCCTTTAGATAATCTTATTATTGATTGTCCCGGCGCAATGAGAGCAAGGCAGTACGAAACAACTGCGTACAGAGAATTTTTGTATGAAGCAATGCAAGGCGGTAGTGAATGGATTAGTGCACCACGTCCAAGACTACTTGATGAAAGTTATCAGTTAGAGGATTTAAGTATTCCAACACTTGTAAACAAAGAGATTGTTTTTGACGCACCTAACATTGTACGCCTTGGTAAAGATTTATTGTATCAAGTAAGCAACAGTGGAACTAAATTAGGTTACGAATGGCTTAAAACTATTGTTGAACCAAGAGGTTATAAGTTGCATCTTGCTGAAGGCTTTTATAGTTATTCACACTTTGACTCAACTGTTATTCCTTTACGTCCGGGATTAGTATTGTTTAATGGTGATAGAATTAGACCAGACTTTTATCCTAAAATCTTTGAGTCATGGGACAAAATTTATTTCCCAGGTGATAAAGTAATCGACATTGGTACAAACTTACCAAATGGTGTATCACCTTGTAGTAAGTATATCGGTTTGAACTTTATGAGTGTAAATGAAAACTTGGTAATCTGTGATGAGAATCAAGAAGAACTACGTAAAGAGTTAGACAAACACGGTATTGAAACTATCGGATTGCCTATGCGTCAAGCACGTACACTAAGTGGCGGCTTCCATTGTGTTACTTTAGATACTAAACGTAAAGGCACATTGGAAAGTTACTTTGACTAAACGCGGACACCATATACCCAATCTTGAATATATGATCACAACCAGTTGCGATCTGGCTTGTCCAGGTTGTGACCGGTTTATTGATCACGGACATCCGTTTGTAGAGTCGTATGAAGACATAGTTGCTAATATGGAAAAATGGTTCTGTCGATTAGATCCAGACCACATAACTATTATTGGTGGCGAACCTCTTCTTCATCCACGGATTTATGATATCCTAAAAGAAGCAAGAAGGATATTTGATCATGCAACTATTGAAGTATACACAAATGGATTTTTATTACCTAAAAGGCCCGATATACTTAAGGTATTAAAAAAAATTGGTCGTGCAAAAATTAGTTGTAGTATACACAATAAAAATCCAGAAGTAAGAAAATTAATTGAAAAAAATTTATGGGATTCGTTTTATAGTAAAGGACAATGGTCAATAGTAAGTCCTATTGCTCATAAACAAGACGGAGTAACTGTTGAAGTAACTGATCCTACCGAAGGTGGTTGGTATGATTATCGACGCAATGTAAATGGCAAACTTAAACCTTGGAACGATCAACAGCCTTCTAAGAGTTACAGCAAGTGTGGTGTTTCTACATATCCTATTATCTATAAAGGTAAGTTATACAAGTGCCCACCTATTAGTATGTTAAAGACACACCTTGAAAAATTTGATATGTTAGACGATCCTGATTGGAAACCATATTTAAACTACAAAGGATTAGATGTAGAGTGTGATGACGAGGTATTAGAAGCATTTGTAAAAAATATCTTCCATCCACATCAAATTTGTTCTATGTGTCCTGCTAATCCAGAACTAAAACCGCAGGAAGAAGCAGTAATTAAAAACGTGAAAATACTATGAAAACAGTTCCTTTAATAACAATGGACAATAGTTCCAGAAGCCTTGGAACTGTTATTGAAAACTTCAAAGGCATTCTTAACTTTGAAGGTTATAATAATAAGATACTAGAGGATATTGAACATCTTGTAGTATTTTTTGAATATGTTGGAGACAATGATCATACATTTAAAACATTTACTAACTTTTTTGAAACATATAAAATTCCGACCTTTCTTGTTATCGATGACTCATACGAAGGACTTACAGACTCTACATTTCTTACGTTGGTAGAAGAGACTGTTAAAAAGAATCCTTATATTAAAGATTGGGTTATTTTAACTAATAACAAAAAGTTAAAGAGTCCGAACAAAATATATTTTAATGTACAATTACATTTAGACCGATATGACGGCATTGACATTAATAAACATATTGACACAGACTGGAACGGTAATAGTAATTTACGTAAGAAAAAGTTTTTATGCTTAAACAGACAAGAACGATTGCATAGGTTAATAACAACAGACTTCTTGTTAAAAAATGATATTGCTAAACATACATATCTTAGTTGTCCATTAGGTAATTACAAATACGTCCTTGATGGAGAATTTGATCAACCTGAATATAAAAAATATTTAGATAAATCATTACAAGGCACAACCCTAAGTCAAGAGTCAATTAACCGTCTTAAAGAAAACTTACCTATTAGTTTAGACTTAGATGAAACAACATATAAATCTATGTCTAGAAATCTGCCAGACGGTAGTCAATACTATGCTGAAAGTTATTTTAGTATTATTACAGAAGGTGACTACGATGACGACAATAGAGAAGCATTTACAGAGAAAGTATTAAAATGTTTCTTGTTCAAGCATCCGTTTATTGTTATTGGATTGCGTAACACACTACAGCAATTACGCGACTTAGGATTCATAACTTTTAATGATGTTATTGACGAAAGATATGATGCGATGTCATTTGCTAGGCATCGGTTTGAATTAGCAACAGCAGAAATTAAGAAACTAAACAGTTATAATATTCACGAATTAAGAGACTTATATAATGAGTTACAACCTATTCTTAATTATAACAGAGAACACTATCTACGATTGTTTAATCAAAAACAACCAGTAGAGTTAATACATAGAATTAAGAAGTTCGTAAATGATTAATAATAAATTCTTTGTTAGGCACATTACACTGCTTTGCTACATCAATTAATTGTTTCTGTTCTTCCTTGTCAAGCAGTGCTATATCAAGATGTAAAGGATATGTTAATACGTTTATATACCAACGTACATCTTGAAAACGTCTGCAAAAGTCATTTAGTTTTTCTAAACCCATATAATTGTTTTTGTGTAACACAGTATTAAATTCTAAATTAAAACTTTTGTCGTAAACCCAGTCAATAAACTTAACCACGTCGGCCCACTTAGTACCGCCTCTAACTTTTTCTGCAAGTTCTCCAGTGCCGTCGATGCTTAGAATAAATGTAACATCTTTGTATTGATTTAGTTCCTTAACTATATCGTCATTAGGAATAAATGTTCCATTCGTATTGTATATTACCGTTACTTTACTTTTGTGTTTAATTTGATATAACAATCGCAGATGTCTATCTGTAATTAATGGCTCACCGCCTAAAAATAAAATCTTTTCAATTGTATCAGGAACGTTGGTTACTGCATCAATCTCCATCAACTTGTGTTTTGGTGCTCCATAAATGTTTTTTTCTTTTACAATCCAACTTGTACTAAACTCTGAATTACATCCGTCGCAAGTTAGGTTGCACAAGTTATCAAACCCAATTTCTAAAAATTTAAGTTCAACGGAATTAGTATCATATTTTTCATTAAATTCTTGGCGTAGACTTTTGTGTTGTATTGATTCTTCATAATAACATTTTTCACAACCTGGTATACGTTCGCCTGACTCGCTTTGTTGTCGAAGTTCCTTGTATGCATCAGAGTGCAATATGTTGTCTACATTTCCATCAAACGTATCAATAGAATGTTTAAATCGGCAACAAGGATAGACTCTATTGCCACTACGTATATTAGTGTGTTTCCAAAATGCACTACACTTCATAATATGGAATCCATTTATCGTCTAAATCTTTTTGTAAGCATTTGGTTGCTAAATCTAGAAACGGTTTATAATCTATTTTGGTTTTATCTTCATTACGTAATGGATCAAAAACAAATATGTTGCTTCTGTTTGTAATGTCTAATTCATCTGTATGTATGTTTAAGAACACCGGTTTGTTGGTGTCTAAGACGCATTTTAAAGCGCCTACACTGCATATAACATAGTCAGCACTATCAAACATAGCCTCTAGGTCTTTCTGGTGCTTATAAGACGTTTTAACAAGGTTTACACGTTCTTGTAACCAATTTGTAAGATGTGTTTCTAATACATTATCGTTAAGAGGCAACATCAATACATAACTAAATTTATTTTGGTTTGCATCTTTGAATAATTTTTCAATGTTCATTTCTTAATGATTTCTAAATCAAATGTAATTATACTTAGAGGATTTTCACTTTGATTTGGCGTAGTGCTTATATCAAAATATCCAGGAATAAAATATATTTCACCCTCGGGCATAGGCAAATATGTTTGCCAACTATTAAGTGCATTTCTATTTTCTATAGGAATACTATTGTAGTAATATTCACTAGCAGGATTATCAACAACTAATCCTCCACTCTTAGGATCACTAGTTACAAAATACATACCGGTATAAAAACTTTGGGTATTTTTCTTTTTAGTTAAACACCCACCTGGCATAATACATTGTATCGTCGACCGTGTTATGGCAATATGCTGACCTTGTTTAATATCAAATTCTTTAAAAATAGTTTTACAGAATTCTTTAATTTCTTCACTTTCACTAATATGCTTAAATGCATTATTAGTTTGGAAGTTGTCTTTACTTTGCCAAGTGTTAATATGTTGAACATTTGTATTGTTTGATTGCTTTTGGAAATCTTCAACCAGTCGTCCAAACATAGCCTTTACGTCAGCGTGTTTAGCAAACGTACTGTGATACATAGTGTTTACAAAAATATTCAATTGATCCATATACATACTTATTTTACGCTCAAATACGAATAGTCTAGTCTGGCTGAAAATGTAAATATCTACATGAAAGTAGTATTAGTAACAGGTGGTTTTGATCCACTACACTCAGGGCATATTGCCTATCTTAAAGAAGCAAAAAAGTTAGGCGACAAACTTATTGTTGGTGTAAACAGTGATGCCTGGCTAACACGCAAGAAAGGCAGACCTTTTATGCCTTTTGAAGAGCGTGTTGCATTAATACGAGAAATGAAAATTGTAGATAAAGTAATCGGATTTGACGATGCAGATAATTCGGCTTGTCAAGCAATTTTTCATACTCTAAGTACACATGGAGATATCAAACTAATCTTTGCCAATGGCGGAGATAGAACTAACATAACAACACCTGAATACAAAACATACGGAGATCATCCTCTTGTAGAGTTTGTGTTTGGCGTCGGTGGTGAAGATAAAAAGAATAGTAGCAGTTGGATACTCGACGAATGGAAAACACAAAAGACAGAACGTGACTGGGGTTATTGGCGTGTACTAGATGACAAGCCAGAGAAAGGTTACAAAGTAAAAGAACTTGTAATATACCCAGGAAAAAGTCTTTCTATGCAATGTCACTTTAAACGTAGTGAACAATGGAATATATTAGAAGGAGTTGTCAAAATGGAAACTGAATACGACGGCAGAACAGATATTGTGCATTTAGAATCACATAATAAACCTTATGAGATTGGTATCGGTGTATGGCACAAAGCCAGTAATCCAAACGGAGTTAATGCTCATGTATTAGAAATACAAAGAGGCACTGAATGTGTTGAGGAAGATATAGAACGCAGATGACACAAAAAATATACGTAGGTTACGACACAAGAGAAGACATTGCATGGCAAGTTTGCAAACATAGTATTGAAGTTAATTCTCCAACAGCAGTTGTTGAACCACTTAAACTTACAGAACTAAGAGAACACGGTTGGTACTGGAGAGACGTAGATAAGTTAGGATCAACTGAATTTACATTTAGTAGATTTTTAATTCCGGAACTAATGAACTTTCAAGGCTGGGCATTGTTTTGCGATAGCGATATTGTGTTTTTAGAAAATGTAAAAAACTTGTTTGATCAAGCAGATGACAAATATGCAGTCATGTGTGCAAAGCACGACTATACACCTAAACCTGGAATCAAAATGGATGGCCAAACACAAACTGTTTATCCACGTAAGAATTGGTCAAGCGTTGTGTTATTCAACTGTGCTCATCCAAGTAACCAAGCACTTACTACAGAATTAGTTAATAATCCTCAAACCACAGGCAAGTACTTGCATAGATTTAGTTGGCTAAAAGACGAAGAAATAGGAACACTGAGTCATGAGTGGAATTGGCTTGTTGGCTGGTATGAAGAACCGCAAGACGGGACTCCAAAAGCATTACACTATACAGAAGGTGGACCGTGGTTTGAAAACTATAGACACTGTGCATATGGAGATGTCTGGAAAAAGTTTCTCACAGATATGATGTACTCAAATGACGATTGAAGAAAAAGTTAAAGACTGGGCATTCGGCCAATTATCAAAAGTAAGCGAGCAATTTAATAATATGTCTCCTTGCCCTTACGCTAAGGCTACCTTTGTTAATGATAAAGTTTCATTTGTAAAAACAGATTACAAAGATTTTTTAGATACAGTTACAAAGGAAACATTAAACTTCACAGGTGAAAAAGATGTTGTAATTGTTTACTCCGAACACAATCCTTTTGGGTTAGATTATCTTGAAGGTAGTGTAGAAGCAATGAACTTTGCATTAAATCATATGAAAAAAGATATATGGTTATTAGGATTCCATCATGAATGGACAATGGTGTTTATTCAAAAAATTACAAAACTTGACGATGCCAGTATTGACTTAGAACAAAAGGGGTATTACAATAATTATAACAAAGACCAGTTTGATCATTATGTTGCAAAAAGAAGAAAATTGAGAGATAGATTATGAGAGACCACTGTTACATAACTGACTCCGAAGATGCTATTATTAAATTATTAATATCCTCGTTTAAGAACAATCAACTCATCGGCTATAAAGAACTAGCAACAAAACCTGACAGAGTTCCATTAGTTGTTAGAGGTATGACTGAGCGTAAAGCCATTGAAGTTGCTATTAAACAACATAGGGATTTCTATTACATTGATACAGGATATATGGGCAACTTACAAAAAAGAAAAGATTGGCATCGCGTTGTAAAAAATAATGTACAACACACAACACCGCGGTATGACTTACCAGATGACCGTTTTAATCAAGCGGCGAGTAGAGATAGATTTACTGGTTGGAAAAAAATGGACGGTCCTATACTACTAGTAACTCCTAGTGCAAAACCTTGTAACTATTATAATATTAATAGAGATCAATGGGTAAATGATACCATTATTGAAATTAAAAAATATACTGATAGACCTATTATTATTAGAGATAAAGGACTACGTAGAGAACGACTAGGCGATAACAGCGTACCAGCACAGTTGTTAAGAGATAACATTCATTGTTTAGTAACATACAATTCGATTGCGGCAACTGAAGCAATTAGTATGGGAGTTCCTGCTATTGCACTTGCCCCAGGTGCGGCAGGAGAGTTATGTACGGACTCAATAAGCAAAATTGAATCACCATACTTTCCAGATGAAGATAAAGTTATTGCTTGGCAAAATTGGTTAGCGTATTGCCAATACACAACAACAGAATTACGTACAGGATTAGCACTAGGAATACAAGAGGATTTAAATTTATGTTAACAGTAGCATCATACATGAAGGTTATTCCACCAGGGAATTCAAATCCTGAAAAACCAGCATTACTAAAAAACTTTATTACAGGTGTAAATGCATCTGGAGACCGAGGAATTATTTGTCAAACATTTCATCCAATGGATACCGATGTAGCAGTTATTCAAGGCTTTGTCCATGCTAACAGTAAAAATGTTCCTCATCTTAAATTGCGTAGACAAGTATATGAAAATCAAATGCGAAGAGAAAAGAAGTGTATTATTGTAGACAGTAACTTATTCCTAGCATATGACCCTAACAATACTAAAACATATCTACGTTACAGTTACGATGGCATTTTTGCAAACACTGGAGATTATTGTTATTCTAAAGAAACCGTAGATCCAAAACGATGGGATAAGATAGCAAAGGATTTAAACATTCAAGTTAAACCTTGGCGTATGGCAGATCATGGACATATTCTTATTGCTTGTCAGCGAGACGGCGGCTGGAGTATGCAAGGACAAAATGTATTACAATGGTTAGAACAAACAGTTAACAAAATTCGTAAAGTTACAGACTCCCCTATAGTTGTACGTTTTCATCCAGGGGATAAACGTAGAGATTTATATCCTAGAATGATCAAACATCTTGATGTAATTCCAAGTACAAAGACAACTCTACTACACGACTTACAATCTGCAAAAGCATTCGTAGGACATAACAGCAGTCCTGGAGTAATTGCGGCAATTGAAGGTGTGCCTGTATTTTTGACAGACGCTGGAAGAAGTCAGGCTAAAGATGTTTCTCATTATAATTTTAACGATTTACTTCATCCTAAAGTCTTTGATAGAACAGAATGGTTACAGAAATTAGCAATGTGTCATTGGACTTTAGATGAATTAAAAACTGGAGAGTGTTGGCAACATATGAGGAAATTTATCAAATGAGAATACTAGTAGTCACAACATTCCATCAAGCAGGCATGGAAGTATACGGCCAAAGATTTATTGACACGTTTAGTACAAATGTAGATAAGCGTATTGATTTAAGAGTATACGCTGAAAATTGTAATCCAATAGTTCCAGAAGGAGAAGATCGAATTGCAATCTTTTCTGCTGAATCCAATCTTCAAAAGTTACAAGCATTTAAACAAAAGTGGAAAGATGTTCCTAAGGCAAATGGAAAATGTCCTCCAGAAATTAAAGTCAAACGTCCACGAGATTGGCATAAAGAATTTAAATGGGACGCAATACGCTTTGCCAATAAAGTATATGCTGTATTTGAAGCCTGTCAAGATCCCGAATATGATCTAGTTGTATGGATGGATGCTGACACAGTTTGTCATAGTCCAATCACGTATGAAAAATTTATTAGTTTCTTTCCTACAAGCACATGGCTAAGTTATTTAGGTAGAGGACATAAATGGCCCGAGTGTGGATTTTATGGACTGCAAGTTAAGAAGACTGCCTCTAAAGATTTTCTAAAAGAATTTGAACGTGTCTATGAAGATGCTGATAATGGAATTTTTAGAATGGAAGAGTGGCACGATAGTTATGTATTTGACGAAGTTCTTAAAAAGATTAGAACGACATATCCTGAGATACACGATTTAAGCGGACATTTAGTTAAAGGAGAAGGGCACCCCCTTATCAATTGCGAACTAGGTGCATACTTTGATCATCTTAAAGGCGGACGTAAATCCGAAGGTATGAGTCGCCGTAAAGATCTTTTTAGAGTACGGAAAGAGGCATATTGGCAACAGGTAAAATAAAATTCAGTTTGTTTACAGACTATGGAGCACTTAATTCAAAAACAGTGTTCCAAGCATTTGCTCAAGGCTGTCAACAGTTAGGACATGATGTTGTTTACAACGACATGAATGCCGACGTTGCTGTTATCTGGAGTATACTGTGGCATGGAAGAATGACAGCGAATAAAAAAGTTTGGGATCATTTTAGAAATCAAAATAAGAATGTTATAGTATTAGAAGTAGGAGCATTGCATAGAAATGTTACATGGAAAGTAGGTATAAATGGAATTAATAGAGACGCTTATTTTGGCGATGTGGGTATGGATAGTAGTCGTGCTGTTGGTCTCGGTGTTAAATTAAAACCTTGGCAAGATCCAGGAGAACATATATTAATTTGTACACAACATGATAAGAGTAGACAATGGGAAGGACTTCCGCCTATTAGTGATTGGGTGTTAGAAGTTATAGATCATATTAGAAGTCAAACCGATCGTTCGGTTATAATTCGCCCGCATCCTAGATGTAAACTTGAAGGTATTCAACACGAGTTTCCTAATGTTAAATTACAGCATCCGGTTCATATTAACGGTACATATGATGATTTTGATTTAGACTTTAACAATGTGTATGCTATTGTTAATTGGTCTAGCAATCCTGCTATCCAATCAATCATCGAAGGTGTGCCTGCATATGTAAGTCAACACAGTCTAGCATATGATGTTGGTAATCCTATTTTTGGAGATTACAATAATCCAATCAGGCCTGATAGACAACAATGGATTAACGATTTGGTACATACAGAATGGAGTGTACCTGAAATTGCACAAGGTATTCCACAAAAACGCTTGACTTCTTTATTATAAGACTGTATACTAGTTCATAATAGTAGAGGATTCATTTAATGAAACATAGTTATTCAATAGAGGATTGTCTTGAGTTTCTTGTAGGACACTCAATTGTTCCTGGATTACACTGGAAAGATAAACCATTTAATCTCTATAACGAAAATAGAAAGGTACTGTATAGTATCGGTACCCAGGTGTTTAAAGGAAAAGCATTAACTGATAAACAGCATGAGTTGGTTAAATCCTTGTTGGTTGAATGGTACTCAGATCAATTTAAAGCAGTTGGAATCAATATTGATCATCATGTCGACATACTACGTTCAGAATATAGAGTTGTAGATAAAAGTCATTGGGTTAAGAAAACTACTTCAGAAGGAAACACATATATTAGTATACGTTTTCCGTTTAGTAATAATGCTATTGATCATATTGCTAAAATCAAATCATTAACTAGTGATAGACTTACTCACAAAGAAGATTATGTGTATAAAGATCATATTCATAGTTTTAGATACAACGAAATTAATGTTTATAAAATAGTTAATATAGCAAATTCATTTGATAATAAGCCTTTTGAGTTTGATGAAGAAGTTATTCAAGACTATAATGATATTAAAAAATTTGATACAAACAAAGATGAATATGTTCCTGGCATTTACAATTTAGAATATAAAAACATTCCAACTACATTAGAATCACATCTAACCAAACTATATGGCAAACCGTCCGAAAGTAATATCGTAGAACTTTGGGATAAAAGGCGTCTATATGGATTACACTCGTTTGACACTATTGATATTAGTAACTATTCAACATTATCAAATAAAATTTTAGAAAGACAAGTTGCAAATATTCAAATTAGATCTGATGTTTGGACACTTGAACAACTGTTTGAATCAATCCGAGAACTAAATCGATTTCCGTTATTGGTGCTTATTAATGAGGATTATGCATCTGATGAGTTGTCTATGTTTTGGAATGTTGTAAAAGGATTTATAGATAATAATGAGGTTTCAGTAACTTTTAGATTGGATAATAAAAATAATGAGGAATTTAACCAATTCATCAGAGATAAGGGATTAAATAATAGTGTAACAAATAAAACTAAAATTGTTGTTGCTAATAGAAAGAAAATTTCAAAGCCGGTTATTAAGTCTGAATGGACACCAACGTGTATGTTAACATTTGGTACTTCACGAATCCCAAATCATATTGTTAATATCTACATGGAAAGTTTTGACTTAAAATTCTTTTATATAAAAGAAGACAGTTTAATATCTAGTACTATGCGTTCAAGACTACGCAAATACGACGAAGGAATTATTACAATATGACAACTTGCAGAATAGTTTTACAAGACGAAGTAAATCTAAAAATTGAAGGACTTGAAGTAGATGTTCGGAGAAAGATTGCGAACAAACTAAAGTTTCAAGTTCCTTATGCTCGTTATTTGCCTCAATATAAACTAGGTAGATGGGACGGAACTGTAGGCTTCTTTGGTTTAGGTGGCAGTGGTTATATTAATCACTTGGATGTTATTCTTCGAGTTCTACAAGAACAAGGTGTAGAAGTTGGGGATATTCAAGACAACAGAGAAAAACATAATTTAAGTTTTCCACAAGTAACAGAACGATACTGGGCAGACCAAGGCGTTGTATGGCCTAAAGGTCATCCAGCAGAAGGCGAAGATATTATTCTGCGTGACTATCAAGTAGAAGCAGTTAATAACTTTTTAAAAAATCCACAAAGTCTACAAGAGATTGCTACAGGTGCAGGTAAAACTATTACAACTGCTACACTATCTCATCTATGTGAACCATACGGACGTAGTCTTGTAATTGTGCCTAACAAATCACTTGTTACACAAACAGAAGAAGATTATATTAACTGCGGACTAGACGCAGGTGTTTACTTTGGAGACCGAAAAGAACTAGGCAAAACTCATACTATCTGCACTTGGCAATCACTAAACATATTAGATAAGAAAAGCAAAAACGGTGAAGACGTCCTTACACTTGCAGAATTTTTAGATGGTGTTAGTGCTATTATTGTAGACGAAGTACACCAAGCAAAAGCAGATGTACTTAAAAAACTACTAACACAAAACTTAAAAAATGCTCCAATACGTTGGGGACTAACTGGAACTATTCCAAAAGAACAATTTGAATTTCAAAGTATTCTTGCAAGTCTCGGACCGGTTGTAGGAAGTATTACTGCAAAAGAACTACAAGACAAGGGTGTATTATCTGATTGTCACGTCAATGTTGTACAAATGATTGATACTCAAGTACACACTGACTATCAGAGCGAATTAAAATATCTTGTTACTAACAAAGACAGGATTGAGTATATAGGCAAACTTCTTAACAATATAAAACAAACAGGCAACACTCTAATTTTAGTAGATAGAATTAGTGCAGGCGAAATGTTACAAGAAATTATTCCAAACTCAACTTTTGTAAAGGGTGATGTTAAATTAAAAGATCGAAAAGAAACTTATGATACAATTAAAGAAGGTACCAATGAGGTTATTATCGCTACTTATGGGGTTGCCGCTGTTGGCATTAATATTCCTCGTATTTTTAATTTGGTACTTATTGAACCCGGGAAAAGTTTTGTCCGAGTTATTCAAAGCATTGGGCGTGGAGTAAGAAAGGCAAAGGATAAAGATTTCGTACAAATATGGGATATAACTTCAACTTGTAAGTATGCAAAGAGGCATCTTACTGAACGTAAAAAGTTTTACAAAGAAGCACAATATCCATTCACAATAGAAAAAGTAGATTGGTAAGGAGATACATGAATATACTAACATTAGATAATAAATCATTTTCTTTAAACAACTTGCCTGAACAAATCGAAGAAGACATTAGATTCAGTGTTTTGGATAATAGTAATCCAAAAGAACCTGACTTCTTTTTTATTCCTTTGATTTTTTTGGAGTCATTTAGTTCACCTGCGATTGTTTTAGAAATTGCAGGAAAAGAAGTGAGTATGCCATTAGATTGGCATATTGCAGTAGGAGATAGTTCAAGTGGAAACGACTTAGAAGTTCTTCCACTAACATCAATTAACGATAGAGGATTTGAAGCATTCGTCTTTAATCCATTAACAAGTTTCAAACCAGACTTTGCAGAATTAAAAGTTATTAATTTTTACAATGATGTGAAGTGGCACGTACCAAAAACTAAAAACGGACAACTACTAAGTGTTCCTATTACAGACGGCGATGATCCGTTCTGTGCATTCTTTATTAAAGACATTAGTAGACAGATTGAAACTATTGATTACGGAGAACTGTTTTAATGGTGCACACTCTTTCGGATCATTATAGACGTCAACTTCTAAAGTTACATCATACTAAGAATTCGTTTGGTTCGAAGTCTTGGTATAAAGGACTTGACGAGTTCTTTGAAAAATATGAACCGGAGAGTGTAATTGATTACGGTTGTGGTAAAGGTAAGTTGTTAGAATCTATTAAAACACGATATCAAATTAAGGGAGTGGGATACGATCCTGGTGTAATTGAATTTATGACAACCCCGACTGAGCCTGCAGATGTGCTAGTATGTACAGATGTATTAGAACACATTGAACCTAATTTTATCGATACAGTGCTTTCACAAATCGATAAGTTATATACAAAAGGAGCATGGCTATTAATAGATACTGCTCCAGCAATTAAGTTTTTAGCAGACGGAAGAAATGCTCATCTAATACTTGAAGATAAAGAATGGTGGGATGATAAAGTAAAAACAATAATGATTAATAGTACTATTGTTTCTAGTAAGTTTAAAAAAAATAAAGTTATAATGGAGGTGTGTAAAAATGGAACCGATACTAATAAGTCCTAATTTAGTTTATAAGGCACATTGTCCTATAGATATGACTAATATTGCTGAACGTGGTGCTAAACTTCTCGATACTATTGTTGACCCTGGCGAAGTTGAACAAGAAGGTGGCATAACAAGTACTGGACATCTAGATGCTCCACATATGTGGGAAGAAACACAATTATTAAACAAGTGGCTTAGAGTACAAGCAGAAAAGGTTTTAAATCTTTGGGATTTAAAATTTAATACATTTGGAGTTACTAAGAGTTGGGTTAATAGTCATTATCACGGAGCATGGACTGATTCACACGATCACGGTGACAGTCACTTAGTATGTTCAGTATACTTGAAACAACCGCCACACGGTGGCAACTTAGAATTTGAAAATCTTGGTCGTTCAATGTTTGCAAGTTATCCACGTTTCCCTCAAAACAACAGTAGTCTACATAATTATTATACAGAAGTAGAAGTAAACCAAGGAGATGTTGTTTTCTTTCCTGGCTGGTTAAGTCATAAAAGTCAACCAAATAACAGTATGGAACGAAGAATAGTAATGGGTATGAATTGGCACTGTTCTTTTGAAAGACCACCACAAATGAATAACAATCATATTACTAAGGACGCGGCCTAATGTTTAGTATTTGGAAGAAACCCTCAACTATTACATTAGATTGTTTTACAGACCAACGAGTTATTCATGATGCATACGAACCAGTACTTGCTAAAGACTGGATGCCAGACTGGTGGAAAAAAATGCCTGCTACACGTAAATTTGATAGCAGAACATTCCAAGGACTAGACAACGCTACACTAAAACGTTGTCCTCATGTCAATCAACTTTTAACTACAGGTGTAATTTTTCCTGCGTGGATGCAATTACAAATTAAAACTTTTGATAGAGTTGATCAAGCAATGATTCAAACCTATCCTGAAAATAGTCCTGTTATTCCTCATGACCCGCAAGACTATGCTCATCATAAACCAAATATGTTTCATGGTAAAGTTATGAGTCCTTGGCAGATTAGAGATAAGAGCGGAATTGACTGGATGTGGATGGCACCACAATGGCATCAAACAAATCCTTTAGAATATTGGACAGTTCCAGCAATAACAGAATTTAAGTATCAACACGCTTCACTAGTAAACATTATGATTCCATTTAATACAGAATTAAAAGTTGAACCTGGAGATCCTTGGTTACATTTAGTTCCACTCTCTGATAAAAGAATAAACATTAAAACTCACTTAGTAACAAGTCAAGAACTAGCAAAACTAAACAGTCTAATGATGGGTGTTGGTAGTTATGCAAAGTTTATGACTAGGATGAAAAGGAAAGGCAAATGACTGTCGGCGCTGGTATAGGTTTATTTTTTATAGGAATGATAGCAACCGTTGTGGTTATGTACATTATTATTCGAGCACAAGAAAACGAAAGCAAAGGAGACGACGAATGAAAGCAGGAAAGATTTGGGGTCAAACAGAATTGATCCATGCAAACGGTGTACTAGAATTTCATCGTATAGAATTTAAAAAAGGTTTCAAGTGTAGCGAACACGAACACAAATATAAGTGGAACGGATTCTTTGTGGAGTCAGGCAAGATGATTGTGCGTGTATGGCAAGATGCTGATCAAGAAGGTCTAGTTGATGAAACAATATTAGGTCCAGGCGAGTTTACACAGGTCAAGCCGGGCAAGATTCATCAATTTGAAGGTGTAGAAGATGGTGTAGCATTTGAACTGTATTGGGCAGAATTTAATCATGACGATATAGTAAGAAGAACAGTAGGTACAAAAATTAAGTAATGGTAAAGATATACGAATCCCCAGATGGAGGTAATACGATTTTTGAACGTGATACTTGCACAGGGGCTCGTGTTCTTATTGAAGAACTAGAATATCCTGATTGGTATTTGAGTGAATTAGAACTAAGTGAAATAGTAGATTATGCAAATGAAGGAAATAAGTCTTTACAAATACAACTAAAGAAGTTAAAATTAATGTATAATCTTATAAAAGAAAGTAACTGGTAATGAGAGATCCTAATAGAATTTTTGAAATAGAAAAACCATTTCCAGACTGGATGGTAAAGTATATTGAAGATCAAACTACTGATGTTGATTGGAAGTTTGTTCATGTTCCTGAAGAAGACGAAGTAGGCAATAACTACAAAACACCTGCACTGTTTACTAATGTGATGTACTGCACACAGAGTGGTATACTTGATGATTGGAAAGAACTAAGCAAGATGTTACATACAGCATTGTGTATGAAAATTATTCCTGATTATATTCCGGACGCACACGTTAATCAAGTTACACGTACACGATTAAATGGAACAGTTAAAGGCGTGTATTATGGTCCTCATAACGACGTAGCAAATGGACAGCCAGGATTATGGACGTTTGTTTATTATGTAAATGATGCAGACGGAGATACTATTTTCTTTTCAGATGACGGCAAAACTGAAATGAAAAGAACAAAATATAAAAAAGGAAATGCAGTTTTATTTCCTGCACATTATTGGCATACTATGGACGTGACAAATGTTCCGTTACGTGTTAGTATAGGAATGACATACAGTATAGAGACAAAACTAAATGACGAATAAATTACCTTTAAAAGATATTCTAGGTGCAATTGATATGGGCGCCAGAGAAGTATGGGACGAACTTGATGACGAGCAAAAGAAGTCTGTTTCTTTTTATTTGCTTAATCGTTATTGTAGTGTAGTCAAGGGTAAACGTGAAGCACAAGAACTTGCAGTGTTTAAGACAAATGAATATTATAACAAACATTACTTTACACTTGCTAAACATCAAAAACTATTATGGCAACTGTTATGCTTAACTTCAAATGCAGAAAAGAAGATACAATATCACGAATGGATTGGCTACAAGAAAAAAGGAGCCAATACTAGTAAGTTAGGAAAAGAATTAGAAAAAATATTTCCTAATATGAAAACAGATGAAATTCAGATGCTTGTTGATATGAATAGTAAAAAAGAAGTTGAAAAATATATTGAGGAATTCAATGGTAAAAACTAATGGAAGATTATTTACATTTGGTTGTAGCCTAACAAGATATCACTGGCCTACATGGGCAGACATCTTAGGACAAAGTTATAAAGAATTTTACAACTGGGCAAATCGAGGTGCAGGTAATCGACAAATATTTGAAAGGTTTTCAGAGTTTTTAAGTAAGACTGATCTTTCAGTTGACGATGTTATTGTTATTCAATGGACAGACTTTCATAGATTTGATTATCACATATGGGATGAAGAAGCACACGAAACTTGGTATCCTGGAGGAAGTTTATTTGCAAATGTAGAACAGGATCCTATGAAAGGATTTGTAGTGTCTAAAGTTTGGGAAGAAGAAAGTTATAAGATGCACTCTTTTAATTTTATTCATGCGGCAGTTAGTTTGGCTAGGAATACACCGTGCAAGATACTAATGACATTTTCGCAAGACTTTAGACCAGATTTAAATATGAGTTATTGGAAAAACTACAAAAAGATTTTACAAAATAGTTATTGGATTGAAGGTGATATGTACAACTGGCTCTGTGAATTACACGATGGAAGGTTGTCATTTTCGGGAGCAAAGCCTGGAGACTTAGCAGAAGATAAACATATGGATTATCATCCAACTCCTATTATGTATTACAAATGGCTCAAAGAAAAAGTCAGTACAAAGTTAGGAATTCAAATTGATTTAGAGTTTGCAACTAAAATGCAAAATGCTGTTCAAAAAGTAGAACGATATCAAGACATTGGGCAAGCAGTTTTAGATGCAGGATATGATACTAACAAACATTACGTTAGAGGTTACTAATGTCAGATAAACCGTTTGTTTGTCAATATTGTAATGTAGGTTACACAAGAGAAAAGACTCTTGCTGTTCATATGTGTGAGCAAAAACGTAGAGCATTACAAAAAGGCGAGAAGCACGTTCAGTTAGGCTATTATGCGTTCACAAGGTTTTATCAACTATGTCAAAATTTGAAAGGTACAAAGACCTATGAAGAATTCTGTAAGTCTACCTATTATAATGCTTTTGTTAAGTTTGGTTCCTTTGTTTCAAATGTACGACCGCTATATCCAGAAAAGTATGTTGACTATGTGGTCACATCAGGAGTCAAACTTGATCACTGGTGCCGAGACGAACTATACGAAAAGTACGCACTCGAACTTATCAAAAAAGAAGGTGTCGAAACAGCAGTTGAACGTTCAATCAAAACCATGATGGATTGGGCTGATGCAAATAATGCTCCGTGGACTCATTATTTCCGTTATGCAAGTTTAAACAGAGTAACACAACATTTACGAGATGGCAAAATTAGTCCATGGCTTGTGTTGAACTGTAAGAGTGGAAAAGAGATGCTAGGCAAATTTAACGACGAACAACTGGCTATTGTATATCCTGTAATGGATCCACAGCATTGGGCATTACGGTTTAAGCGTAGTCCTGCTGATATTGAATTGGTAAAAGAAATTGCAGAAAAGGCTAGACTTTAACAATATTAGATGTTATAATAAAAAACATGAACGACACATTTAACAAAGATTATGAATCTAGGACAATAGAGATAGCATCTAATCATGTAGGACCTAATGGTGAAAGTATTGATCGTATTTACGGCAGTCCGGCTAGTGGCGGAACATTAAGATTAGTTAATAGAGACTATACAACATACAAAGGTACTATAACTAAAAAAAGTATTACTAGTAAAGGTATTGATGGTAATAATTTTAGAACTCATGTTTATGTCACAGATGATAATCGATGGTTTGATAGAACAGGAATGCCAATATCAAAAGATAGTGTAAAACTTGACAAAGAGGAGGTTCATGATGCTACACAAGATTAGTCAACTATGCGATAAAATTGACTCACTGAAACTAGATGCTGACAGACTACGAAAAGCAAAGTACGAAAAACCAAAGCGAACAGATGCAGAAATTAATCAACTTATTTCACAAATACAATCAGATTGCTATTTGATTTCGCAAGACAAAACACCATATGAAAAAAACGAACAAGAAACAACATAAAAAATATTCTGAGGTTTCACAATATAACCCAGATATACATACAAAAACAAAAGGCGGATTAGGATTCGGTATGAAAAGAAATGTTAAGGATAAAAAATATGACAGCAGTGGTTTACATCTTATTGATGTATTCAAGTGGGAAGTGCCTGAGCATTTAAAAGAAGCATACTTAGAAATGAAAAAAGAAAATGCCTGATATTGATATAGATTTTGCTAACAGAGATCTTATACTTGATAAACTTAAACATCGAGTAGCAAAACTTGATACTGGTAAGAAACATAACACAGGAATTTATGCAACTGAGATCCCCCACAATCCAATTGACAATCTTTCAACAATAGATTACGAAACAGCAGAAGAAAGGGGATACTTTAAATTAGACTTTCTTAATGTTTCGATATATACAGATATAAAAGATGAAGCCCATCTTTTAAACCTTATGAAAAGAGAACCACTATGGGACCTGCTTACCGAGCCAGAATTCAGCGACAACTTATTTCACGTCGCAGGACACAGTACCTTACTAAAAACAATGAAACCACAGAGTATTCCACAACTAGCCGCTTGCCTAGCAATGATACGTCCAGCGAAGAGACATTTAGTTGGACAACCGTGGGATACGGTGATGAAAGAAGTGTGGACGAAACCTGAGGACGGAAGTTATTTCTTTAAGAAAGCACACGCAATGGCTTATGCTGTTGGAGTGATTGTACACATGAATTTAATTTGTGAAAAAATTAGTTACGGATACAGTTAATTATTTAGGTTTTCTAATAAGTTGAACTGAACGCCTTTTAACTCTTTTAACTGAAAGATTCTTTAAATTAACACACGGTCCTAGTAATACTTTTACGTCTTTGCTATTCATATTAACCATACAATATCTAAACGTTTCCATTTCATGTCGTAAAAAGATGTTAATCGGAATCATTCGATTAGATTCCCACCACCAGGCTTCACCTAGTTCTATAAAGTGTGTTTGATGTTCTTCATTAAGTATATTCGAATAAACGTACATACTTGTAATAAAGTTATCTTGATTATTGATTATCCCAACATACTCCTGCCCACCGTAGGTAACTACGCTTAGGAATGGGAAATTTTCTTCTATGTCTGTTCTTAGCATGATCTCTTTTTAAATAAATATGTGTATGCAACTTACACCTAGATATTTAGTCAATAACAAAACCATTATTGTAGCAGATTTGGCTACAGGCAACATTACGGAGTATAAACCAGTGTACGCAAAAAATCTAAAAGTATACAGAGGAATAGACAATGTCTTAACCTTTGAAATTAAAAACAACGATCAAAAACCAATTAGTATTTTAAACACATATACACCTAAACTAATTGCCTACGATGAAACTAAAACTAAGGTGTTAGAAAAATTAGGAACTGTTATCGAAACATCAACTCCTAATTATAAAGGACAATTTACAGTTAATGTATCAGCAAACGATACATTAAACTTAAAAGATCAGTTCTTGTCTTATGCTATCTATTTGGTAAACAACAATGATAGTTCAAATGTAGCAACATACGCAAACGCTCATTTTGAAATGTGCGGAATTATAGAAGTTGATAGTTGTGCATTTCCTGGACCAAAAGAATCGACAACTATTTCATCATTTATAGAATCAGATAGTGTTTATACAAGCGGACCTGTAGGTGCTGAACCAGCACTAAATGGTAATGAAGCATTGCATACTGCGGCTATCTACTCTACAGACTTTAATGGTACTGTAACTATTCAAGGTAGTTTAGAAAATCAAAATCCAACAAATTGGTTTGACATAACAAATACTGTTTTAAGTTCTCCAACAGAGCCAGTATATGTTAATTTCAATGGAGTGTTTAATTGGGTAAGAACAACTTATACAACTTCAAATTCTGGAACAATTGATAAAGTACTCGTCCGAAACTGATTGACTTTTCTGTAGACTTATACTATAATAATAGTATGAGCATCGTGTCAGATACATTACAATTACACTTACCAGCGAAACGGAAAACTACTCCTAGTGGTTGGACTAGTTTTAATGCTCCCTGTTGTATTCACAATGGCGATAGTGCAGATAAAAGACAGCGTGGTGGATTGATTGCAAATGGCGATGGTGGTATTTCTTATCACTGCTTCAATTGTGGATTCAAAGCAAGTTGGGCACCGGGTAGACAATTAAGTCACAAGATGCGTAAACTCTTCCAATGGTTAGGAACTCCAGACGATACTATTAACAAACTTGCACTTCAATGTTTACAACTAGAAGAAACAGGTACATCGTCTGTTAAAATAGAATTACCAAACTTTGAAGTAAAAGAATTACCAAACGATTCTAAACTTATCGATGAGCAAACACCTATAGAAGTTATTCAATACTTGCAAACAAGGAATTTATTTTTAGAAGATTATAAATTTTATTGGAGTCCTGAATTAAAAGATAGAATTATTATTCCGTTTTATTATAAACAAAACATTGTAGGATATACTGCACGTAAAATTAAATCCGGCAATCCTAAATATCTTAGTGAACAACAACCTGGATATGTTTTTAATATTGATAATCAAACATATGATAGAAAATATACTATTGTAGTTGAAGGTCCGTTCGATGCTGTTACTGTAGAAGGATGTGCATTATTAGGAAGTGAAATCAAAGATCAACAGGCTATGATCCTCAATAGTTTAAATACTACGAAGATAGTTGTACCAGATCGCGATGATGCTGGTTCTAAACTTGTTGACCAAGCCATTGAACTTGGTTGGAATGTTAGTATGCCGGACTGGCATGAAAACATAAATGATGTAAACGATGCTGTAAATAGATACGGCAAACTTTATACACTGTACTCAATTATTAGTGCAAGTGAAAGCAGTGAGTTAAAAATTAAACTACGGAGCAAAAAATGGTTTGGCTAAAGAATATTTGGAACAAACTTACTAAGCCTTATCGTGCTTGGCAAGAAAAAAAACGAATGGAAAAGAAAATTGAAGAACTTAAAAAACGAGATCCTTTTATATACAAGTAAATGTTTATGAGTGAATTTAGACAAGGTATTTTTAATTTGTTAAAACGATTGATTGGCGGTAGCAGTGCGGCGCTGGCAATAGTGTACACTATTGGACACATTGTAATTGCTATGATCTGTAACAATTTAATTACTGGTGCTTCATTTGAATTAGCGGCAGTTGATGCTATTGTTGAACCAATGATTAACGGTGTGTGGTTTTATATATTACACACAAGTTATAAAAAATTTAAAGGTGTAGAATGATAATTTGGGGAATGGTCGGCAACAGTCACGATGCAAGTTTAGCAGTGTTTAAAGACGGCAAACTAAAATGGGCGGCACTTGCTAAAGACTTTAGTGGCGTAGCAAATGATCCAAACTTTAGTTGGACTATGTTAAGTGTAGCAAGAGAAATGTACGGAGAACCAGATAAGGTAGTTTGGTATGAACGTCCTATGCTTAAATCTTTTAGACAACTACTAGCCGGACAAGGATTCTTATTTAAAGAAAACAATATTGAAAGTTATCTAAAGCAATGGAGCATTAGATGTCCTATTGAATATGTACAGCATCATCACAGTCATGCGGCATATGGATATTATACTAGTGGCTTTAGAGATGCTAGTATTATTTGTATTGACAGTATTGGAGAGTGGGAAACTCTTACTATGTGGAAAGGCGAAGGGGATAAACTAACAAAAGTCAGTTCACAAGGATATCCACACAGTCTAGGTTTGTGGTACAGTGCAATGACACAGCGTCTAGGATTTGAACCAAACAAAGACGAATACAAAGTTTCTCAACTTGCTATGAAAGGCGACTATAGACTTTACGACCAAGTTATATTAAATGAATTTTTTGAATTTGAACCAAATAACCCATTCTGTGTTGTAAAACTAAAAGAAAATTGTCATAGAGGTTTACGTTGGTGGAGACCTGAAATCGAAGATTTAGAAAACTTGGCGGCGGCAGTTCAATTTGTTTTCCAAAAGATTGTATTACGATTAACAACAAGTATGGCGTTACATATGCCTAGTAAAAATTTAATTGTAACTGGAGGTTGTGCATTAAACAAAGGAGCAATGGACTATATTAGACCAAACTGGGAAAACTTATGGATCCCACCAAATCCGGGAGATCCAGGATCATGTATTGGAGCAGTGTTGGCTTCGGAAAAGAAACATATTGACTTTAATCCAGAAGTATGGTATAATAGCAAGTAATATAAAGGATCGCTGAATGACAAAACAAAATAGAGATTATGGTTATGATGTACAAAAAGTATATCTAGAAATGATGCTGAGTGATGCACAATCATTTGTGCGTTGTCAGACAATCTTTGACCATTCTTTGTTTGATAGAAAACTACAAAACGCCGCAGAATTTATTAATGAATATGTTACAAATCATAACGCATTACCTACAGAAGATATGGTCAATGCTAACTGTAAAACAGATTTAAAGATTCCTACAGGATTACGTGAAGAACACTATGATTGGTTATTGCAAGAATTTGAAACGTTTACTAGACATAAAGGTTTAGAAAGAGCAATCCTTGAAAGTGCTAACTTACTTGAAGAAGGTAACTATGGTCCTGTAGAAGAAAAAATTAAGAATGCAGTCCAAGTAGGACTAACAAAAGATCTAGGTACAGATTACTTTGAAGATCCTAAAGCAAGACTTATGGGACTTAAAGATAACAACGGACAAGTAAGCACAGGTTGGAAGACACTTGACAGGAAACTGTTTGGTGGATTTAATAGAGGTGAACTGAATATCTTTGCAGGCGGTTCGGGTGCAGGTAAATCTTTGTTCTTGGCTAACTTAGGAGTAAACTGGGCACTCAACGGAATGAATGTTGTGTATCTAAGTTTTGAGTTAAGTGAAGCACTTGTAGCAATGCGTATTGATAGTATGGTAACTGATGTTCCAACTAAAGAAATTTTTAAAGATCTTGACGGCGTTGAAATGAAAGTTAAACTAATTGGTAAGAAGTCTGGAGCATTCCAAGTCAAGTATATGCCAAGTGGTAAAAATGCAAACGACATTAGAAGTTACGTAAAAGAGTATGAAATTAAAACAGGTAAAAAGATTGACGTATTATTAATTGACTACTTAGACTTGATGATGCCAATGAGTAGAAAAGTGTCACCGAGTGATTTGTTTATTAAAGATAAATTTGTATCAGAAGAATTACGTAATCTTGCAATGGAAACGCAAACTGTATTTGTAACTGCATCACAATTGAACAGAGGGGCTGTTGAAGAAATTGAATTTGATCACTCGCACATCTCAGGTGGTTTGAGTAAGATTCAAACAGCAGATAATGTGATTGGTATCTTTACTAGTAGAGCAATGCGTGAACGAGGACGTTATCAGATACAGTTAATGAAAACAAGAAGTTCAAGTGGCGTTGGTAGTAAGATTGATTTAGAATTTGACGTTGACAGTTTACGTATTAGAGATCTTGAAGAAGACGATGATACAAACTCATATGGTACATCTAAAGCAGGATCAAGTATATTATCAGGACTACAAAGATCATCAACAACATCAAGCGATACTGAAACTATTGAACCTAATGAAGGTGCTCCAGTTAAGAAAGTAAAAGCAGATGTTGATAGCACTAAGTTACGTGAATTCTTAGGTAACTTAGGCAATGACTAAATCGTAAAGATAAATATTTTTGTACAAGGGAGTATGAAGTGTCTGATACACTTGTTCTAAATGCCGATGCCAAACCTTACAGTGTTTTACCATTGTCAACTATCACGTGGCAAGAATCAATCAAATATCTAGTTTTAGAAAAAGTTACAGTACTCGAATGGTATGACGATTGGCTAGTAAGTTCTATGGAATGGGAAACTCGTGTTCCTGCTGTAGTTATGGTTAAGAAGTATGTGCGTAAAAATTCTAGTGTACGCTTTACTAAATTTAATATGATGTTGCGGGATAGTTTTACTTGTCAATACTGTGAAGAAGTGTTACATCGAAATATCTGTACTATGGATCATGTCGTTCCTGTAAGTAAAGGAGGTCGAACTACTTGGACAAATGTAGTTACAGCCTGTGGACCTTGCAATGTAGCAAAAGGCGATAAACTACATCCAAAACCAATTCGTCAACCTTTTAAGCCTACCTACTATGATCTAGTTAAAAATAAAGAACATCTACAGTACAAACTAAAACACGAAAGTTGGAAAAACTTTATTTTTTAGTTGTTCAAGGGTAAAAATGCCCCTATGCGACAGACGTCTTAAATGCATGAAAATCACCCCTAAATGGCTCTTATTTGCCGACTTAAGGAGTTTTACTATACAATGTATATCAAACAGGGTTTTATGCGAGTAACGGTGTTTTAACCGCTTTTAAGACGCCTATTATATATGTATATAAGTACTAGTATGATTAAAGATTTTATAGGTGTGTTTGACAATCAACTCGATCCAGAGTACTGTCAAACTGTAATTGATTACTATCACCAACAAGAAGGAACACGTATACTTACACGCCAAACTGCTAACGAGCAAGCACCAAAGATGAACAAGGACGGTGCGATGCTATATGACGAAGGTGAGTCTGGTACGTTTGCTTTAAGTATGAACAAACTGCTAGAGCCTTACTACAATGCTCTTCAAAATTGTATACTAGATTATACACAAGAATTTGGTGTGTTCGAAAATCTTAATCCAATTCAAATATCACATTCGATTAAAATACAACATACCCGCCCTACAGAAGGATATCATATTTGGCACTGTGAACACGCAAGTCGCGATACAGGACAACGTGCTTTATTGGCTATGGCTTATTTGAATACTGTAAAAGAAGGTGGCGAAACAGAGTTCTTGTATCAAAGCAGACGCATACCTGCGACACAAGGAACTATTATGATTTGTCCTGCAGGATTTACTCATACACATAGAGGCAATCCTCCACTAAGTGGTGACAAATATGCTATCACCACTTGGTTGGAGTTTACTCACTAATTACCAGTTATTAGTAGATTTAGTAGACTGATGGCCTAAGATTTTATCTTTATTAAGACCATGCTTTACTACATAACCAGAAGTACCATTGGCATTTACTTCCACCTCATGACGAGCCTTCCATAATTCCATTTCTTTCTTTTTACGTAGTTGTTGCTCAGAATATTGCTTGAGCATAAATGAGTGTCTATCCATGTCACCCTCCTTTTTAAAGTTAGGTGCGTTCCTTCGACATAGTGTCTACTTCCAAGCGTATTGCTCGAACGTATTAGTATTTAGCATAGCAGGTATGTGTTTTGGGTATATTATAGTAGATCTTTTAGCGTACTTCAATCCAACCTAGACTTGCAAAGCCATCTTTGTTTGCAACAGTCGATGCCATAGCAATAAGGAATGTGTCACTGGTATCGCCCAGCGTGGTTGTAGTTCTTCTATCAATCTGTGTGATTGCTCGTTCGTTAAATCTAAAGATGTTGCCTTGTCCGCTTGAACTTACATAGATTGTTTCAACAGGAATGCCTCCTGTATAACCAGTTGCGGTTATGTTGTATTCAATGGGCGAATCGTCACTATAACTTACCCAAGTGCCGCCTGTGATGACAGCACCTTCTACTGCCCTAGCAAACACGTTAGAGTTATCCAATGTTGCCGCAGAGAATGAATCAGGTAGTACTACGCTGTTGAGTGCTGTGCTTTTCAATCTAATAGCAACCA